CAGCTGAGGTCCGCGTCGCTGAGGTCCGCGCCGCTGAGGTCCGCGCAGCTGAGGTCCGCGTCGCTGAGGTCCGCGCCGATGAGTTTCGCGCAGCTGAGGTCCGCGCCGCGGAGTTTCGCGCAGCTGAGGTCCGCGTCGCTGAGGTCCGCGCAGCTGAGGTCCGCGCCGCTGAGTGAATCACCTTCAGTGCTGATAATTATTTTGCCGGTTAATCGGTGCTTGATGTCCATGGTGTTACTCTCCGTGCTGGTGGTTTGTTTGTATGGCTGCAATCATGGCGCGGGGAAAGTGCAGGCCGTTGACCCTGCTGATGCTATGCGCTCAGGGGGCGATCAAACCACAAGTAGCCAGTGCCCATGGCATTACCAGCAAAGACCTCTTTTGCATTCTTTGGCAGCGTGCCTCGATATAGCTTCCGCTTGCTCCATCCGTTGTGGATACCTGGAAAGATATAGAGTTTCCCATCTTCCCCTTTTCCTATCCAGGTGGTTAGTCCGCCATCCCATAGAGGCTGTGGGCGCATCTGCAGGGCTTCGGCGATGTTCTTTGGTTTTGCTGTCTCTGTTGCAGGTGTCATGTTAGTTGCCCGCCTTGACTGATGGGTTAGCTGCGTCAAATGCCGCAAGTGCTGCCAGCGCTTCGCTCTCGCGCTTGTGAGCTGCAGATCCTGGAAATGAGCCACGGCTGCAGTTAGCAAGACGAGTCGCCAGTACCTCTCGCTGCTCTGCAAGGGTCTGCGGAATAGCGCTCTGCGCCTCGTGGATTGCATGAGCCTCTGTCAGCGTCAGAGCATACTTTCCATTGAGAGCGTGAGTCATGGTGTATCCAGACATCGTGATCGGCGCTGACAGAGGAGCAATGATGGACCGACATGACTGAACTTCACCGGCCAAGTTGATCTCAATCATAGTGCGGCTGATTGCCTTGATCGTTAAATGGCCCTTGCTTGTCATACGGTCTACTTGCGTCGTCATTGTCTTGCTCCAGGTTGTGGTTCGGACCAGCGCTGCGTCCATGTCCAAACTTGTATTACACCACGGCGCGCTGTGCAAGTCTTTTTGTGCAAGATTGTGATCTTTTTTTTCGTGTCCGTCGGCGCGCTAGCGGTTGCGAGTCTTTTTGTGTTGCCATGTGCCGTATTGTCTGGCGTATTGGCACTATGCACAAAGACCAAAAGCGCGGTGAGCGCATACGAGAGCTAAGGCAGGAAGCCGAAATGACACAGGACGCACTGGCAGCGAAGGCGCAGTGCGGCAGCAAAACCACCCGTAACGGCTCCTCGATTAGTTGGATCGAGGCCGGGAACGGCTTTCATGTTGACATGCTTATGGGCGTGTCCAGTGCGCTGGCGAAGGCACTGAAGAAAGAGCAGAAAGCGGTGGTCCTCTACCTGCTCCTGGGGGTGTGGAAGTAGCTAGACGACGATGCGGACGGCGCGGTGAGTCGGCGCAGCGGTGACGTGAGAAAGCGCTTTGGTGTACAGCTGCTGCGCCGCTGCTAGGAAGTCCGCCAGCGTTGCGACCGATGTGATGGAAGTCTGCGACCCGGCATCAGCCATCGCGTGATAGGTAGTGCTGGGCACATGCAAGTTCCACTGCGTTAGTTCGTCATTCACCAAGTCATACGTGCCAGCCGGAACTGTCGGGACGGGAGCGGTGACGATGTTCGTGTTATCGGCGAGCGCGTGGCTTGCAGTCGGTGGGTGCGCTATGAACTTGGTCCGCATCTCAGTGAGAAGTGCCAGCCAGACGATCCACTCCGGCCCATCGACGGCATCGTAGGTGGCGTTGACTGCGCTGATCTTGTTTCCAGTGTCAGCCACCGAGTGAACACCGCCGGAAGTCAGGACGACGTGATCATTCCACAGCGCTTTGAGCAGATTGGTGCGCTCGATTCCTTTGAGAGGGGTCCAGTCCATGGCCGAGAATGACGTGGGCGTGCCGACGTTGTTCAGGGTATCGACGGCTGCATGCCAAACGCCGCCAGTGTTCAGCCGGTGCGCTTCGTACTTGGCCGTAGCATCGTTGACCAGCACGCGCGCCGCTTCGGACAGTGCCGCTTCGATCGGTCCCCAGGGGGCCATGGTCGCCGTGATCGTGTGGGCGGCATCTGGCACCTTGTGTGCGTAGATGTGATCGCCCACGGTGACATCGGCCAGCGCGAAGTGGCCGTTGATGTAGTCCTTGGCGGCCAGCACGATCGCTGCAGCTTCGGCCAAGCTCGTGGGATTGGCGCTCCCAAGTAGCGCGGGAAGAAGCGTGTCTGCGTCGTACTCGGGGCCGTCGTAGTGCGAAAATCCGCTCGACAGCGAAGCATGAATCGAGTTGTGGGCTGCAGCTGCCGCTGGGGACATATACGCTGCGTGAACTTGCTGTGCCATGGCTGGGGGCTCCTTATGCGTATCGGATGACAAGGCTCAGCAGTGCGCACTGAGTCTTAGGGGCTGGGGAGATATCTGCAGGGGGGCTCACGATCACGGCGTTTGATACGCCGGTCACAGCCTTGACGACGCTATGCACCAAGTTGATCGTAAGGTTTGCCGGTGCGCGCGTGGTGGGGGCTGGGTAGCGCGTGGGCGGTGACGTGTCGCCCGGACCGAGGTTGGCGAACATCTCTAGGATGTTATCGCGCACGCCTTCTAGGAGGCTCGACCCAGGCCAGATGGTCGCGCCCGCAGACGGGGCTACCGATAGCGCTGGCGAGATATTAAAGCCCGTGGCGTCTACGCTGATCACCGAGCACTGCTCTAGGTAAGTGGGCGGGCCGGTCTGGATTGCGATGCGCGAAGTGACCGCCACAGATCCGCGCGGGTCGGTGGTGGTGTTGATTCGCAGCGTCGTACATCCGACATCCGCCGTGAGCGTGCCTAGCCAGTCGGGGCCGTATCCAGGGCCACCAGTTAAACGGATGTCGACTGGCACGAACTGATCCATGAAGTCGGTAAACAGCCAGTCGTGACCACCGATGGCGACGTACCCAGGATTGCCGTCCGTTGGGGGCTGCGGTGCGATGGCGGTCTGAATCTCGCCGATGCGTACAAGCCCCAGGTGTCGAGCAAAGCGCACGCCTTGCGGCACTAGGTCTGCAGTCCCAGGTCCCCGAAACTCGGAGTAGACAAAGCCCTCTGCCACCCCTGGCTGTTCAAGCATCAGCAGCAGCGCTTGTGCGCGGTTATTGGCAGCTGGGCGCTCGGCATCAAAGTCTTGCATCGCCCGCGCCCACTCCTGCAGGGATTGCTGATCTGAGCCGCCGCCCAGCTCTTGCACTTCGCAGGTGGGGTTTTCGACAGGGGATGCGAACTCTAGGATCGTGCCGTATTCCAGGTTTCCGATAGCGCCCGCGTTTACCGCTTCGATTGGAAGCAGCGCGCCCGGCTCAGGGTACAGCTGGTCAACGGTCGGGACTGGTGGCGTCTTGAACCGGCCATGGATGACCAGCGCGCCCGACCCTGGCAGGTCTTTGATGGCGTAGTAGTCGGTATTGATCCCGAAGATGTCACCGACAGACATACCGCTCACGTTGGACACGACGACGGTGTTTGGCACCATTGGGTCGTAGGCCACAACGGTCTTGTTCGCCCAGACGGCAAGCGTCACCGTGCTCGCGAGCGTGGTTTTGATCTGCACCCCGGATGGGTCCGAAAGAAGCGCGTTGGCTGGCTGGATGGTGAGGTTTGAGCCTCGGTACAGCGCAAAGCCTGAGGACTTCGCAGCGTCCTTGCGTGCGATACCGCGCTTGATCCCGTGCTGCACCAAGTAGGCCAGCGCTGCGGTGTTCGGAAAGATCTGCTGCAGCGCGAACTTGATATGCCCAAAGATCGGCAGCAGCACCACAGAGAGCACGCGGCTTTGCTGGTCGTAGTCTGAGCCGAGCGATAGCGACGCCTCGGGTAGCAGCTTCTGGATCACGTTCTTGGCGTGAGTCCTGATCTCGTCGAGCTTGGGGATAACGAACTCGTCAGCCATTAGAGCTGTACCTCAAAAGTGGTGCTACTTGGTTTGCCTGCAGCGTCGCGAAAGGACACCTTGGTGACGATGGACGGGTCGATGCGGTCCCGGCCTGTGACCTCGGTAGTGACCAAGAGGTCTACTAGCTCTCCTTCATCGACCATGGGCTTCAGCGTGCGCTCAATCTCTTGGCTGATCACCACGTCGATGTCGTCGGTGATTTTCTTGATCTCGTGGAGCTTTGAGCCGATGCCCGGATAGGCGGGTGAGCTGTTGTATTCCAGCGCCACCAGAAACAGCACACGGGTTATCAGGGTGTCGTCGAGCTTGCGCTCACCACGGACCATGATCCAGTCGCGCGTTTCGGGGTCGATTGCTCTTGATATGCGCGCAAGTCTAGCCACGGTGGTAGTCTCGTTTAGTCACCGGCCTACCCTATCACGAAAGGTTTTTTACCAATGCGCAAAGCGTTAGCCCTCCTACTCGTCTTGGCTCTCCCGGCATGCGGTGCCGCTGGGAGCCAACGTCCCTATGTGCCGCCAGCTGCCACAGACATGGCGCAGCCGCCAGCACTTGAGCAGATCCCAGCTGGGCCTGACTCGTCCGGCAATGATGTCAGGCTCCTGTGGGTGCGGACCACTGGCGGGGCGCGCGTCCGGCTGGGCCAGCGCGTGCATGCTGTCGAGCTGTCGCAGGCTCTTGGCGCTCCCGTGCAGTGCTTGTTTGAGGAGTCAGGGGTCGATGGGTCGTATGCGTGCGTACCAGCTGGCCCGGTTGCGGTGCTGGCACAGACCTACTACTTTGACCAGGCATGCACGATGCGGCTGCATGTGGAGACACCAGAGTGGCGGTCTTGCTTCTCACCAGCGCCCATGGTCGGCACCTACTACACTGCAGCGCCTGGAACATCCATCAGCTGCGTTAACAAGGCCCGCTCGTTTACGCTCAAGCGCATCAGCACCCCGCAGATCGTCTACTACCAGAACGGCGGAAAGTGCGTCACCTATGGCACCGGGCAGACCAGCAATAACTACTGGCTACTAGACAAGGAAGTGACCAGCATGCTCCCCACGGGCAGGCTAGGCGTAGAGTAGCTACTCCGACTTGCTGAGCGTCGAGGCAGTCTGGATCTTGTAGACGGCCTCGAATGTCATCTCGACCACAGGCTGCGGCAGCAGTCCGACTACGACGATAGGACCAAGAGCTGTGGTAGTCCCCTTGGCATCGACCATGGTGATCGTGATCTGAAACGTCGAGCCGGTGACTTGGTTGCCAATGACGATGACTCGAACCCCGCCTACTTCGTCATCCTTGCGCGCTATCCCCCGAGTCGCATTCTTACCCAGGATGATCTCGTCGGACTTCACCGCCACAACCTGCGGGTCTTTGTCGAGCGAGTACATCCTGCTCTGACCGCGCACGATCTTTGGCAGCTTTGAAACCACGTCACGGTCGGAAAGCGCCACAATCTCCGTGGTGTTTCCAGACCGGAATGCTAGGCCGTCTCTGCTGTTCTGCCTGGATGAGTCAAGCGGGAAGGTCTGAAACCCTGCAGGCTGCAGGATGCGCCGCTTCTCAATCTCCCCGCCATCGCAGTACTCGCCCGAGCCACGGATCTCGCCCACGTCGTCGAGGTAGAACTTCCAGAAGTCTGAAGGATCGAACATGGCTAGAGCACGATAGCGCCTTTCGGCACTAGGGTCAGCTCTGTTGTCGTGGCGTTCTTTTGGTCGCGGGTCTTGCGCAGCACCCGGCCCGTAATAAGCGCGGGCTCGTCGATCTTCGGACGGGGTAGCTCGTCGAGAATCAGCGCCATTGTGTTGACGGTGTAGGCATAGTTTGCTTTGTTGCGATGCCCAGCGAGGACGTAGCTGAAGGTGATGTCATTGGCGTTGCGCATCGCCAGCGCCCGCTGCGCCAGACGGTTTGCCTCATCGGCGTTCGTTGGGTTTGTGTCCCGAAGGAAGCGCCTACGGGGCCAGATGAATGGCTTGGTCGTGTTGGCGATGCCAGCGATCTTGGGCTTGCTCTTGGTGCTGGCCCGATGCTTTACGTTGGGGTCTGCGCTTCGGTACAGCGAGCCGCGCCCCAGGATATGCACGCTCGTGGCCGTGGCGGTGTTTGAGAGCCGCCGGAATCCGCTCAGCACATTGGAGCGGTCAGGGTTTGAGCGCATGCGAGTGATCCGGTAGAGCGGATCTTGCTCGTAGTCTGGGGCGACGAAGCACAGCGACCCATCCGCCATAAAGTACGGGATGACACCCAGGTTTTCAGCGTGGCGGTGGATAAAATCCCATTCTGTTTCGCCTGGGTGTGGCTGCACGTCGGCTAGCGTGGCCTGCACGAATCCCGTCCGTGCCTTGCCAACATCTACAGAGCCGCGCGAGGTCTTGATCGTCTTCTGGCTTGCGATGCGCTTACCGGTCAAAAGAGAGCGGTTTGCGATGTCATCGGCCACGATCTGAAGCTCTAGGCCCTTGCCGCGATACTTGGCCAAGATGGACTCGGCAATCTCGGGAAGCGTTGTCAGCGATGAGATCTTGAGCTTGGGGTCTACCTCATTGCTTAGCAGAAGCGAGGCCGGGTCCATGCCCTGCACTTTGATGTACGCTTGCCCGTCATTGTCCTCGACGATGGTTTGCTCGCTGATGATCCCCGTCCCAAGCAAGATGCCATCTAGCTCTAGTCGGACGATCGCATCGGGCACCGTGAGCGCGCAGACTCGCTCGATGTACTCCTCGGGTGGGACATCATTGCCAGCGCCAGTTAGACCGAGCGTGAAAGAGAAGTGATTGGCCGGGGTGAACAGGTTTTCATTGAACTCGTACTCGGTCCACGTCGAGAGCCTACGCCCAAGATCGCGCGTTGGTCCCGACGACACCACAAGCTGTACACGTTCCTCGTTAGCCATTACAGATCCAGGAACCTGACGCGAGAACCAGCCGGGTACTGCGTGCCATCGAGCGGGTTGTTCCTCATGATCTCGTCAGCTCGTGACGCATCCTGGTACAGCTCCATGGCAATCTCGCACGCGGTCATGTCTCTGTCGGTGAAGTACTCGATGAGCCGCGCCGACCGCTCTTGCGCTTCTAGTCCAGCACGAACAACGTCAGCTTGAACGCCCGTAACCTGCTGAAGCACCTCTGCGTTGTCAGCGAGTTGCAGCTCTGGCGTGTCCAGAATCTCCGCAAATCGCGCCTTGACCCGCTCAGCCTCGGCCTTGATGTCGTCAGCGGTAGCCTCTTCATTCCGTAGGAACTCCTCAAATGATGCGACAAGCTCAGTGAACGGCGGCAACTTCGCGGCGATGTTGACGATAGCGCGCGATGGGAACTGCGGGATCTGCGGGTTAGGCGGAACGGGCGTCTGCAGCAGGTTCTCGACTTGGCTGATCTGCGAGAGCACATTGGCAATCGCGCCCTGAATCGGGTTGAACCGCGTAGGTGCTGGTGCTGCGAGCGCTGCAACGGCTTGGTCTACAGCCGCTGCTGCAGACTTGGCACCGGCCAGCGGGTTGCTTTCAACGATGTCGAGCTGCTTACCGTTGGGGTCGAGTACTTGCTCAAAGACGTACTGAACCTTGCAACCGTTCAGTACGTCGGTGGTGTACTTCGGAGAGAACTGCGAGAAGTGGCCGTAGACTTCGCCGTACAGCTGCGTGCGCAGATAGCCGTTGCGCGGCAGCTGGCAGCGGCGACGCATCTGCATGAACTTCTGTGGCCACTGGTTTTCATAGCCATCCACGCCGTTGACAAAAGCCATCTCGCCCGTGATTACCAGCGGAGCGACCGACAGCGCCTCGGCATCCTGGTAGCGCCGATGGGGGCTACGGTACTTGGACCACTCCATGAGAAAGCCGGACTCGTCCCACTGTGTGATGGGGAACGGGCCTATGCCGTCGTAGTAGGCTGGCGCTCTGTACTTGTTCTCATCGGCCATGCGGGTCAGGGTATCAGCGCCACCGATGCAGCGCTAGGCACAAACTAAAAACCCCGCCCCGTCTGTTTAAGGACGAAGCGGGGTCGCGCTTAGACACCGGCAGGAGTACAGGCGCACGCAAAGACTAAGCGGGCACCCGGTAGCAGTCAAGGGGAAGGTGGGTCAACTTCGGAAATTAGCTGCATAGGCACCTCGCCCGGCTTTAGAGTTCCGGGGTCTGAGGCAAACAGAAATCCGCGTGTATTACCCATGTCGGTCTGCTCTGTTTCTCCCTTTGATTGCACGCGCTGCGCACACTCGCCATTGACGCAAAACTTTGGAAACACGCAGGTTGGATAGCACTGCTTTGATACTGTGGCTGCTGGCTGCGGCGGCTGCGTCTGTACAGGGGCCTGCACATGAGCGCGATTGCCACGCCGGACCGGCACCGCGTCTTGCTCGTCTCGGTCTGATACTCCAGAGCATAGATGCAAGACTGCTATGGCCATGAGGCCCATACCACCAAGCGATGCAAGGCTTACCGGTTTGTGTTGCTGCTTTGCTACGGTCATTTGCTGCCCTCTTGCTCGATACCGTCTTTTTTGTTGGCGCACTGATGCGCCGATTTGATTGCTAGCTCTGCGAGGTCTGCGTACTTGGTTGCCAGCAAGCGCTTTGTTTCTTCGTGCGATTGCTGATCTAAATCTGGGCCTCTGCGCCTCAGCCAATCCAATCCTAAGATAATCACGACGACGCCAGCGGCAGCGCCTAAGTTCTTCCAGGACGCCACTTTTTCAACTACGTCCCCGACTATCGGGATGTCCTGCAGTACTGCCGCCAAAAGAAAGGTCATGGTCTTTAGTTTTGCCCAGCGCGGTTATTCTGTCGAGTCCCAGATATTGCAGCCTTGCGCGTTTGCTTGGCTTCGCTGGTGACTTTTGCGGATAGACCGTCGGCAACTTGGACGTTTACATCTACTTTTATTCCCATCTCTTGCTGCTTTGCAATGAACGCATCCATCATTTCCTTGGTAGCTGGCTTTAGGACCTCAGCAGCAGATGTGGTTTTCATTACATCCTTGTCGTTTATCAACCTGTTTCGCGCAGACGAGGTATCGCTACCAGTTCCACTCAGAACAACGCCAGCTATAGCGCCCTCGACTGCCATCTTGGCCTTTGGCCCAACTGCCCCAGCAATCCCACTTGCTACTTCAGCAGCAACCATAGCTTCTGGATGCTCAGCCCTGGCAGCACCAAGAGCATTTGAGACAGCAAAGATAGACGGAAACTTCTGATTGATCTTCTGAAGGTGCGTCTGCTCATCTCGGGTTTGGATACCCATAAGCTGCCCTTCCATGCTTCCCGCGCGGTGCTCGTAGTTGCGTTCCAGAATTTCTCGGCCCGCTTGCGCACTCACGTCGCGCAGCTGTTTATACTTCTCGCGGCCACGTAATAGGGCCTGGATGCCTTCGCGGGCTTGTTTGTCACGCCAAACGTCATAGAAGACTTTGTACTCAGACGCCTTCTTTGGATCGTTTTCTGCGGCAATCAAGTCTGCGTCAGTTGCGGGAATCTTGAGCTTGCCGCCCTTCTGTGAGACTGCCAGCTCTGCAAGAAACTTTTCCGGGTCGCGCAGATAGCCCTTCTTGTCGATCATCGAAACGCCGGTAGCAGCCTTCAGGCGCTCGTTTGTTTTATCGTCGCCAAACTTGCCCATAAGGTTCTCGGCAAGGTTGACGGTCTTATCTGCGTTGCCGGACACACCAGGAGCGTCCGCGATGGCTTGCAGGATTGCTTGGCCTTCGCGAAAGCCAGTCAGTCCGGTGGTCTTGCGCATTGCCATGAATTGAGCGATGAACGTGCCGCCTTTGAGGTCGATGTCGCGCGCCTTCAGTGCGCCCTCTTGCTCACCAGCGCGAGTGATGGCCAGCTTCTGCTCAAGCTCCGATGAAGTCTTGAGGCCAAGGTCTTTCATTGACACGACTTGGCTGTTTACGAATTGCCCGTACTCCTCAGGAGAGATGTCTTGCGCATAGGCCGCTTTGGCTAGGCGATTCAGCAGCGCGCCTTTGTCATTGTAGGCCAGCTCTAGACCGGCGGATTTTGTCTCTTGGGCCAGCGCCACGGCTTGCACAAGCTGAGCCTGTGGCGTGTTGTGCAGGATGGATGCCTCTTCGATGTTTTTGCGGACCTGTGCAAACTTGATGGGGTCATTGGTGAGCACCATGCTTCGCTGCAGCTGGTCGTACTTCTTTTGCAGCTCCATTGCGTCGGCGGTGCTCTCTTCGATGCCTTTGATCTTCCCCAGCTTCAGGATGGCATCCATCTTCTCTTTGACCTTCTCGAACGCTTGGTGCATCGCTTGCGCACCGAAGGCCCCGATTTTCATCGCAGTCGCTAGGCGGTCCGCTCCGCTGGCGATGCCGAGCACTTCTCGCCGCGACTGATTCAGATCTTTGTTCAGCTGCTGACTGATGAGCTTTGCATCGCGCAGCGGCACGCCCGCGCGGACCATGGCCGACTCGAATTGCTTGGTGTCACCGCCAAGCGTGTTCATGACCGTGCGCGCTTCTTTAAGCGACAAGAGAAGCGTGGAACCGGCAGCGGTGCCAGCTTGCTTGATCTTGTTTATGAGGTCTTCGGATTCCTTTTTGTTCTCGGCGATTTGCTTTTTGAACTCGCCAGAATCTCGGACCTTAAAGCGGACCTCTACCGTCGCCATGGTTTATTCCTGTGGGCTTTCAGATGGGTGAGGGCTAAACGGTAGCCACGAAGCGGGGCGGAACTCGGTGCTGTAGGCGGCTTTCTCGGCTTCCTCTTTGGTTGCCAAGTACGGGTCATCCGTCGGGATCTTGAGCATGTCCCAGTACGAGACTTGATCGTAAGTTAGGCCGGGGAAGGTCCGTCCGGGCAGGGACAGACATCCACCATAAAAGTTAAGAATCCCTCCAGCTCCGCCTGCGAGAACTCGGTCCAGTCTATCGGACCGGGCTTTTTTTTTAGGGCCTGCAGCAGCTGTAGATACTTCTTTTCCTGCCCAAGCATCTGCAGCGTGCTTAGTGGCGCTGATGCCAGGGACACGTTCATGTAGGCCGACCAAAGCGTGTCGAACGCAGCTTGGCCACTGAGCGACTTTTCCAGGTGGCGCGCATCAGTGAACATCTGCGCGTCTTCGCTGCCCATGTGCTTGTCGAGTTGAATGGTTCCATCTGGCGCTAGGCCAGTCTCTAGCGCATAACCATCCAGCACTGCACAGCTCAGCAGATGCAGACGGTACTCGCGCGTGTAGATGTCCTCATCGCCAGGCCTGCCTGCTAGCTCGCACCGCTTGTGCGCGCGGATCTCGGCATCGGCGATCTCGGGTATGGTGCAAGTTCTGATAGGCACCCATGCGGACTGCGGGCAGTCTGGCCACGGGAACCACTCGTAGCGCTGCGCCCCGAGCTTTAGCGCCTCAAGAGCGGCAGACTCCGCGCGCTCTTTGACTAGCTCGGTGCGCATCTCTTGGGCCTGCTCTCGGCGGTCCTGCGATGCTGCAGCTTTGGTTTTAACGGGTCCAACTTTCACGTTCTGTACTCCTGCCAGTGGTTGCTAGCGCGCCTTGGTGGCTCTACCGCACATGATCACAATGGAGTCGGCGCTGGGGCTTGCCATCTGCGCCTTTTGGTCGAGGGACTGCGGGAAGCCCTCAAGTCTCCACCGCTGCCCAGACGTGTCGCCCTTGTAGTAAAAATACAGGGTGAGGACCTTGGCCTCTTGGATGATCTCCATCCAGTCCACATCGCCGCCGCCATCGACGCGATGCGCTGACTGAAACGTGACCATATTCGTGACTGGCCCGTTTGACTTTCCAGCGAGTCCGCCCCGCTGATTGTCTGCGCCAAACGTAAAGACCGGCTGCGCGCCGTTTGCTGTTTTGATCTCGACCGTATTGAGGTCGGCAAGGTACTGGACCCGGCCTCCTCGGACCGCAAGATGCACCTGCATCTGCGCGGCATAGGTCACTAGGGCCTGTGGTTGCTGGGGCATTTTCGTGTCTCCTTATGCCTTAGTGACTTGCTTGAAAACCGCTTCCCACTGGAGGAAGTGGCCGATGACTTGCAGCGGGATGTTTGGCGTGAGCAGTCGGTCGCTGTTAGACGGGTGGATCTTGGACTTGATCGCGCCCGACGCGATGATCGTCTCGACGTTGACAAGCTGGCCTTTAGCCCCACGCTCCCGCAGCCGCTCGAACAGGAAGTCATCGAACAGTGCTGGGGTGAGCACGTTCGGGATGCCGTCTTGGTTCGGCTCGTTGGGATCGTTGTCGGCCAGCTTGTAGCCCTCAAAATGAATCGGGACGTTGATCTCTAGCTCGTCCGCGATGTCATCAGGCACAAGCACGCACTGCAGCCCTAAGCATGCGTAGTCGGGGTTCCCATCCACGGTCTGAAAGCGCGTCGTGATAGGGCGGCTGATCTTGCCCACCGTCAGCTGTGTGGGGAACGTCTTAATCGGCGTCAGACCGACGTTGAGCGCTGCAGTCTCCTCTGCATTGGTGATGCGGTTGGAGTTGGAAACAGGGCCCCGGAAGTTCGCCCACTCTTTACCGGCGATGTTTGCGGCAATGTCTTCGTCGGTGCCTTTGATGATAAAGACCGCATACCGAGCGGCCAGCGCGTAGGGCTGCGTCTCTGCGCTCTTGCACCACGCGATCGTGCATCGGTGGGCATTGACCGCAGTAGACACCACGGTCGCCGTACCGAGCGATCCAGTGTGGCCAGCTACGATGATGCCGCGATGACCGATGAGCGGATCTGCGCGATCATTGGCGTACTGCACCCAGCGGGGCACGCCAACCGAAGTACTCGACGAGTTGTCAGGGCAGACGATGATCTTGCAGCCAAACGAGGCCAGCGCATCGAGCGCGGTAGACGGATCGGAATCCGTGGTGCCAACGGTCGTAACACCAAAGGCGTAGGTGCTGCCCGTGATGCCGCTCGCTTCGTAGCGTGGCGAGAACACGTTGCCGCGAGCGCCCTTGTGGTTCCAGCGAAAGAGCACCGTGTTCGCGACTGGCGCGGTGGGACAGTACACCGGCAGATCGCGGATCTTGACCATCTCGTTATAGACGGCGGTGGCTTGATCGTTGGCCGACATGCCAGGGGCGATCGGCACTTCGACCAGACGCCGGTAGCCCTGGATCTGAATCAGCAGCGATCCGCCAAGCACCGAAGCGCCAGTGATTGTGAGCGTCTGCTCCGCGTAGTTGCCGCCCAGCGCTTCCGGGTAGCTCACGCCCCACAGCGTTACATCCTGGTTTTCCTCAAACGCCTCACGGACCATGAGGTGCATTTCGGAGCCGTAGCCCCACTGCGCCGCCGCTTCGTCCTCGGAAATGATGGGGCCATACAGCGTGTTATCGGCAATGGTCGCAACGCCACTGCCTACTTTTTTTGCATAGCCGGTGAGCACGATGTTGCGCGGTGCTGCACCGGAACTTTGTGGACCCTTGCCGAACTGGACCGACAGAAACATCGCCGGTCTTTTGTTGGCGGGCGAAATGGACATGGATTCGCTCCTCTGGGAAAGATGTTTACGCCGCTACGATGTCTCCATTAGCAAGCGCGGTGCGGAAGTATTGACCGTACGGGCCTTCGATCGGAACCTCGACCGTGAGGACATCCCCGTTTGCATCCAGGTTGGTCAGATGCACCGGGAAGCCTGACACGAATAGGTCAGAGGTCTGGCTCACGTAGCCGCCCTTGCCATCTACGTCGATGCCTGGGGCACCTGGCAGCACGATCGATGCCTCTTCGATGATCTGCCCGTCTGGTCCTCGGTTGCACTCACGTAGGCCGACGTAGTGCCGGTTTCTCGACGTAGAGCGCTGGATGTCTAGCAGCAGTGATCCAGGCACTGCTTTAACGCGCTGTGTTTTCATACAAAGGCTCCTCTTTCGGGTGGGACAAGTCCGCTTCTCGATGCGAGCTGTGGATTTAATCTGGCGTCGTCGAGGCTACCAGATTCGAGCCTGTGGCGCAGCAGATAGTCAAAGTACGCGTATTGGAACGCGGGAAGCTCTAGGCCGAGATTGGAAACGGTGCGCTCCCAGAATTGCTCGACCTCAAACTTTCCGCTCAGCGTGGGGTAGATAATTTGCTGACTTGGCCCCATGTAGCCCATCTCGGATTCGTACTGCTGCCATCCGAGAGCGAAGTCTCGCAGCAGCGCCGCATTCAGCAGTTGCCGGTCATCCGTGCATCGCTGGGTGTTTGTGAGCACGCGACGAAGGTGCTCGTCAAACTGCTGCAGCAGCGGCCATATGCGCTCCGTCTCGGAGTGCGGAGGAAGAACCCACATGAACTTGAATGTCATGGTGGTTCTATCGACGCCAACCGTGTGCGGTCTGCGCACGTTCTTTGATCGCCAGATGGCAAAGAGCGGCCATGAGGGCTCGCCCTCTTTCACGGCGTCAAAGTTCTTCCCTTGCATCGGGTCTGCCCGAAAGACCGTCTGAATGGGCCGCGTGCCAGGGTTATCAAAGGTGCGCTTAAAGTCGGCTACCCATCCTTCGCATAGCTTCGGTTCACGCGGTGCGATGTAGCCATCCCCAAGGTGGCGCGTGATGATCGCAGCGAACGCCTCGACTTGGTAGTCGATGACAACGCGCGGCGAGATCGTCAGGTCCTGTGCTGGCGTGGCTTTGTTCACGAGCTCCTCGAAATTCCTACGCCGCCGCTCACGTTGGCACCTTCGAGCGTGATGATCGGCAGCGCTTCCAGCTCATTCATGTAGTCCGCGTTAAAGCGTATCGCGTCAGCGGTGAACTTGTCCGTGGGGTCTTTGCTGTTGGTTCGGAATAGCAGCTCAAGCGTCTTAAACACCTTCAGCTGCGTGAGGTCGCCGATGTTTGCAAAATCTTCTAGGCGCAGCGGCGTCGACATCTTTTTCAGGTCGCGCACGATGTCAGACTCGGCATCGGCGAACCACGGGTCGTACAGCTCCGGCTTGGCGTAGGGGTCTGCGATGGATGCCGCCTCTGCCAGGATCTGCCCGCGCTTGTCCTTGCGCCAAGTCGGCACGAGGTTTTCGCAGTTGCTGTACCGAGAGCGCAGCCGGTCTTCGTTGCATGGAATTTTGCCAGTAGCCATCGCTTACGCTCCTAGTATTTTCTCGAATCGTCGCTCGATGCGCGTCACAAACTCGTCGTCAGATACAGCGCCCCGGATGAAATTCAGCGCTTGCGTGCCTGGGTGATTCACTTTCTTGGCGAACACAAGACCAGCGGGGCCCTGAAAGGCAAGTGAGCGCGCGTTCTTGGGGCGGATCTCGTGCGGCTTGGTGCCGTATTCCAGGAATGCAGCAGCCACTGACTCCGCGCGAATAAAACCGATCCATGATTTCTCGCCGCCTTCGGGCTGGGAGAAGATGCCGCCCTGGATGCTTTGCCGAGTCTCGCCGGTATCATCCAAAAATGGCGCAGCCTTGGCCCGTTGCGCGCCCTCGTCCATCAGCTGCACGATCTCATCTTCGATCGCCATCGGCAGCTCGCGCTCCGCAAGGTTCTCTAGGTCGCCCCAGGTGTCGCCATCTGGCTCGTAGGAGATCATGCAGCCTCCCCTACTGGCTTGCGCCGATGTCGCGGCTGCTGGGGTAGTTGCTGAAACGTCACCTGCTCTTGGGGTTCAGGTTCTTTCAGCTGTGGCCGTTCTGCTGGCGGTGCATCTGGATCTGTCGCGCGCAAGTAATCCGCGTACAGCTCAGCGAAGTTGTGCCCCGGATAGCGTTCATCCAGCCACGCCAAGTACTTGATGCACAGCTCGCGGTCCGATGGCATTCCCGACTCATCGACAGGCACAATCCGCCACAGCAATGGCTGCGACCTAAAGTAGCGTTCTGCCACTTCCTTGGGCACGATATTCGTCAGCTGTAGGGGATTGCCATCAATCGCTACACCCGGCACCTGATAGCCGCTAAAGAGCGTGCCATTGGTGTTGATGCGCTGCATTCGCACCGGGTCATGGATTCTGACCATGGGGATCATCTGGTTGGAATCAACGAGATGAAAGTCGATAGGCGGGGGAGTCACTGCCGGGGTGGACATGCGCTTACTTTATCAGCAAATCCGCCCCGGCTTCTAGGGCTTACTACGGATTGTAGAAGCCTTCCTTCATTGCGGCAGCGCCACTGGAGCCGAGCGCCCAAGCGTGGCTTAGCGTGATGCGGATGGCTTCCTCGTCCTTCTCATAGGCTAGGCCAAGGTCGCGGATGTTCCAGCCGAAGCCGTGCTGCTGCACAACGTCTTGGCCCGGTGCGCCACGAACGATCCCATAAAATCCACCATGGTCAACGCCCATGCCCTCGGAAACCATCGGGTCCAGACAGACCGCGATGATCGGCTTGGTGACTTTGTTGTTGATGATCTTGGTGGGCATGTCGTCGATCGTCAGCAGCGGGTGGCCGTTGTAGATCTCGATCTTGTCGAGGGCCAGCTGCTTCAAGTCATCGGGAACATTGACCATGAGTTCCCACATCGCCGCAGTCTCAAGCGTCGAGCCGCCCATCTGGCGATTAAGCGACTTGAGCGCGCGTTTCTGGGCCGCATCCATGCACAGCACAGTCATGCGGTTGTTGCGGTACGCGCCATGCAGCTGGTCGATGAGCGCGTCCAGGTGCTCAAAGGTCACTGCGGTGGGAACGCCAAAGCTCGACTTCTGGCCGGACTCCATCAGCGCAATCAGACCGTCTGGCTGGTTGGTGGTGGTGGCGAAAATCAGCTCAGCTTGCGCGTCACCGGATGGCAGCGTGCCAACGGTAAATTCGATGAACGCATCCTTGTGAGCCGAGCGCAGCTTGACTACATCGCCTTGGTTCAGCGCAGCACTCTCCGCTCCGTACTCGGGATCACCAGGAGCCGCATACTGAGCTTTCTTGGTGCCGACCGAGAAACGGATGCGGCCATTGCCGTTGACCGACCAGTTGTAGGCGCTGGCGTTGATGGAACCGCTGACAAACGCGGCGGTCAGACTGCCATTGCTGGCAATCGTGCAACTGTCGGTGTAGCGGCCATTGATGGCAGTCGCCCAAGCGCCGCGTGCCAGCTCTTGCAGAACGAGCATGGCCTTTCCAGCAAGCGGGTCCGATCCCAGCGCGGGGTTGTTGGTGTAGGCGCGGCGCATGATCGCAGACATGGCGGGCTGCGCAACGGCATCGCGGATCATCGAGCGGATCTCGACGATCTTTGGGTCCTTGGTGTTCAGGATCGCGGAGTTCGGGGACAGATACTTGATCTCCGTGAACTCTCCGTAGGCCCGACGGAAGTAGCTCTTGCTGTTGCTTCCATCGAGCACCGTGTCAAAGCTCATGAGCTGAGCCAGCTGGTTCGCGCGGAACGAATTGGCGAAAACCTGCTTGTTGAACATCAGCTCAGTCAGCGCCCACGCGTCGATCTGAGTAAAAAACTGGCTGGACATGGATTAGCTCCTTAGGTGAGAGGCTTCCCTCTCAGGTGATCAATGCGTGGCCGAAGCCCGCGCGGTTAAAACGAATTTACTTACCAGTAGCCTTGGCAAAGCTGGATGCAAACTCAGCTTGGCTAAACTTCGGACTGCGACCAGGGGTGCCCTGCGGAAAGCTCATCGGGACGCCGCCGCCTGCAGACCCCTGAAACCCCATCCCAGCTGGCACAGCTTGCCGGAACACTACGCCGTCTGGCGTGTCCAGCCATGCAGTGACGCCCTTGTCTAGCAGCTCGTGCTTTGGCGTGCCGTCAGTGCCGAGATTGATATACAGCTTACCGTCTGCGCCTCGACCGATAGCACCCTTGAGCATCAGCATCTCGGCTGCAGTGGTGACAGCGCTAGAGGTGAGCCGGTACTGGGTGTTGTTTTCCAGTGCCTTGCGCACCGCAAGCGTGGTGTCAACCAGCTTGGCCTTCTCTTCAGCCGCTTCCTTCTCGGCGCGCATCTTAGCCACTTCATCGCTTAGCTTTTTCTGCGCTGCCAGTGCTTCCTCGTGCTTGCTCTGCATCGACAAGAATGCAGGGTCAGACAGCAGATTCTGCGCAGGCTGCGGAGCGGGCGCGGGTGGCGGTGCTTGCGGCTGCGGAGGAATCGGTGGCGCTGCAGGAGCGGCTGGCGGTGGAGTCGTGGCAGCAGCTGGTGCCGGTGGCGCTGGTGGCGTCTGCCCGTTCATGTTATGCAGCAGCTCCTTCATCGTGTTACGGATGAACTCTTGCTGATCCGCCTGAGCCTTCGCGAATTGCTCATGCGTCACAAACGCCTGCCCCTGTGGTTGTGCAGCTGCAGCTGGCGTAGCAGCCGGTGCCGGAATTGGCGCGGGCGCTGGGGGCGGCATGACGGGCGTGATCTGCACAGGTGGGGGCGGGGCAGATCCTCCACCAGTTGCGCCTTCAGCGGATGCGTTCTCGGCCATGATCGAGCACATGGTGCCCATCGAGAGACCAAGGGCGGGGATGAGTCCTGCGAGTAACTTCGTGTTCATGATCGTTTTCTCCTACCGGTTTTTTGTCTAAGTGCTGCGCCTATACAAACTAGACCGCTGGTCCCGAGTGCGGCTTAACGCGCAGCATGGTCAGCTTGGCAGAGTTGGCACCGGCCACGTCGAACAAGCCTTCGATCGTGATATCCGTCTCGGGGTCTGACAGATCCACGGTGATGTTGCTGGCAGAGCTGGCATTGCTCGACACCACGGCGGTGTCGCCCTTAACGGACGCAGTGGCCATGACTTTGATCGCGCCCGATGCGCCAGTGGTGACGATATAGGCGTCGAGCTTGATCTCCATCGTGTCGCCAGCGTTGACCGGATCAAGCGCGGCGAAGGTGGCGATGACAGTACCACCTAGCTTGACGCGCGCCTGAAACGTGGTGAGATATGGGGCCGACAGAGCGACCAGCGCGACAACGCTGAATCCGCCACCAGCCTGCAGCGTACGCGGATCAATCGTGACCTTCTTGTCAAACTCTGCAAACGCAATGCCGTTGAGGACCGCGCTGTCTGCCAGGGTAATCCCAGACAGAGGAGCCGCCCCAGCGCGTGACCCAAGGCCAAGCATAATGCGGGAGTTGGGGAAGCCAACACCAACTACGTAGGGGTCCGTCACCCCGGAAGGGTAGTTGCTATCACCGACCTTAGCGGCAAGGCCATTGGTGCCGACGATGTAGTCAGCGCCAACGGTGGCACCGGCCACTTCGATGTCATCTTCCAGCTCGCGAAGCACGAGGTGCAGACCATCATGCTCATCGAGAACGAAGTCAGGCTTGGAGCCAGCGGGCGCAACGTCGAACAGGGCCGAGCTGTTCTCTTCGTCGATGGCTGGCAGCGCCGAACCAACCAGAACCATGAACAGGCCCTTGGTCAGAAGCGCGGCAACGGTGGAATCTTTGGCGCGGCCAAAGACAAAATCAGGCGAGCACGGCACAGCGCCCGAGGTGCCGCCGCCCTGGAACTCAAAGCATAGCTTGGAATTGACGGGGCCAGCCGCGAGAACTAGCTCCTCGCCGATTGCTTTGTCGCGTGTATTGGTGGACATGGATGCAAGCTCCTATTGTGCGGTTACTGCATTAGCAGCCACGCTGTTAAGCGCAGCTGCGCGGATACTATCATATGAGGCTTCTATGGTAGCACCGATCTCTTGATCAAGTACGTTCAAACGCGCCTCTGTTGCGCTTGGAATCGCGGACCTAATCGTCTTGCTCATGATGTCTTTGAGTGCTTCCTTGCCCCATGGGAGCGTCATGAGCTTGAGTGCTTCATCGATTTGAGTCGAGTACCTATCGACATCAAACACCGTCGGGCGAATGACCTCAATGTCGGATAGCACTTCCTCGCGAAAGGACATTGCGCGGCCAGCTATCACGATGAGGTTGCGCTCGCAGGATTCCAGGTTTTTCGCTGCGTTTCTAAGCATGCTACTGGTCTGCTGGAAGCGGATGCGCATCGCTTCAGCAGTTTCGGTGTAGCGTCGAGAGTTTAGGTCCAGGCCCGAGATCGTATGCAGCATCTCGGTCGTGCCTTCCATGCGCTTCTCGTAGACCTCTGCAGCAGCTGGATCTGGCGTGATGAAACGGTGAATGCCCTTGGTGTCGTGATCTTCCACCAGCGCGTTGCCGATACCGACCGACTGCTGCCCCTGTACCGTCTGAGCTTTGCGCGGCATGATGAGCTGAGAGAACGTCTGCCCACGCATGATATTGCGCAGCTCAGAGTTCTGCTGAAACAGATCCCAGGCCACCTTGGCAATGTTGTAGATCTGCGGCAGTCCAGACGATGCCACGACGCCAAATCCTTCATCCCATGAGCAGAACTCTACTGGGATGCGCCCGTGGTAGTTCACGCCCTTGGTTTCCGAAATGATGCGCCCTGTGTCCGGCTCGAAATACCCGTTGCCCTTAGCGTGCTTCGGTGGTGGCATCAGGATCACGTAGCGCTCCCAGCGGTCTGGGTAGAGGTACGTGATGTGCTCCTCATAGAGCTTTTCGTCCATCATCGACGTGCGCTTATGCTCGTGCATCGTCGAGATTTTAAGTCCAGTGACTTCCCCGCTCGGCTCGATGTCGATGTCGAGAATTTCCTGCGGGCACAGCGGCACCACGTACGGCATGCGCTCGGCCATCGCAGATGCGGTCATCTGGTCGGGCGCAACGTCTGCGGGCGAATCGACAAGCACGCCGGTCCACCCGAAGATCTGGGTGCGAAGCCCGGTGTTGCGCATGCAGTGCGACATGGACCGCTGCCGCGAGTCGGCCTTGTCGATCCACTTGGCCAGCGCGGGCGGGATGTTGTTGCGCTGGGGCTCTTGCTGAAACAGCAGCGAGTTCGTGACGCGCACAATCTTTTCGACGGGATTGTGGTAGGACGCGCACATGATCCGGTCGCGGTAGGCATCCTGGTCTTCACCGCTAAACGCCACCAAGTAGCTCGCCGGGTTCTGGGTCGCTCGCTTGGCTACGGTTTCTTGAGGCTGCATGTACCGGTCACGCGAATTGATCCACGCAGACCGGCCACGCTCATATGCCCGACGGCCCCAGAACGGGGCGTCAGGTGCTGGGATGAGGCCGTTCTGGAAGCCGCCGCCACCGACATACGCATCGAGCAGAAAGTTATGCAGGATGCGCTCCTCTTCGTACCCACCGCGCGTGTAGCGAAGTAGGCACAGCAGCTTGCGCTCTGCCTCACTCTTCTGGCCAAAGTACTCTTCGATATTCATGGGACCTAGACGGGTTCCACTTCAGCGTTGTTCATCTTGACCAGCTCTTCTTGATCAAGACCCAGCTCGACTTCGTACTGCTCAAAGTCAGCGCCTGCCACTTTCAGCGTACACCCGAGCGTCACCATGTTGTAGGCGACCTTTTTGGATACGCCAGCGACAAGGTGCTCGATCCATACGGTGTACCGCTTCTGACTCGCTTTGCCATAAAAGTCTAGAAAGGCTGGCGTGTCTTGCAGTATCCCGGTAGCGCCCGGTGGCTGGTATAGGAGCTTCAGCGCGCGGCACGGTACGACTCGGCTCGGTTGCTCTGGCCGGAAGTACTCGTACCACACGCGGAAGACCTCAAAGCTGAGTAGCCCGTCGATGGCAGCGGCGTCGCCATAGACCTTACCGTGTCCCTCAGCGATTTTTAGCTTAGTGATTGTTACGGCCATAGCGCGACACCGCTCCCCAGGTTAGAAGTTTTCGAGGCTCAGCGAGACAGCAGCCGAGTGAACGTGACCCTCATAGTTGCGAAGGATCGCGTTGATCACGGTGATGTTCGTGGCCGAGTCCACCGGGACCGTCATGATCGCAGGCGTCAAGATGATGCGGTTGTGCGCATCATCGTTGGCAAAATGCTGATTGACGGCGGTGCGGTACTGATCGAGTAGAGTCGAGAGCGTGGCAACGTCGGTCGCATCGGGCGCAGTGATTAGCGCCGCGTTGGCAGTGTCGGCAACCTTGTGCGCGTACGTCGCATCGGCGAAGTGAGCCAGGATGAACGGGCGCAGCGCGTTGGCCTTGGTGATGGCTTCGGCGTGCGTGGTAGCTGGCGCGAAGCTGGCAGGAACCTGGTTTACCGCGTCGGTCTGGCGTGGGTCGAAGGTGAACGCTTCATTCACCACAGCGTTGTGGACCGCATAGCCGGAACGCTTTTGGTTATCGGCATACAGCGCCAGAAGCTGCACGGCAGCAGCAGCCTGGATAGGCGGGGTGCCAAGGATTGACTTCGTGTACATGGATGGGACTCCGAGGGGCTAAGTTGTTTACGCGGGCTCTCTGATGTCGATGGCAATTTCAGCGTAGGAAATGCCACCTATCACGATAGGGCTTGCGCTTTTGTTCGATCCAACAATTGCGCCAGTGTCACCCATAACGCGCGGGCGTGCAATACCCGCTGCGCCTGCTACCATTTCTTTGCCGACTACCAGCGCGACCATGGGATCAATCGCTGCGAGCTTGGTTCCGCTCTCTGCAAACTCCACAGCGGAGTTTTTCGCTACGCTACCCGAGGTAGTCGATACGCCAGACAGCACCGCTTCGTTGTTGCCAGCAGCCTTTACGCCGATAAGCTCCCACTCGACGCGGTACTCAGCTTCAGGATTCACATCGGGCGTGATGCTGACAATCGACGCGCACGAAGCGTTGGTCACGATCGCGCCGCCGCCAGCTGGGATTGAGACTTCCTCCCGGCTGATCACGGGACCGGCGTACTCCCGATATCGCATGACGAACTTGGTCGCCTTGCCCATGGCTCCAACGGTAATGCGGACGCGCCATCGCGAGCCGGGTAGTGGGTTTGGCAGCTGCGCGCTGGTGAGTGCTACGGCTGCATCGCCCTTCGGTACAATGGCACCGGCCCCAGGAGACCGATACTCGACAGCTGGGGCCAGCAGCATGCCGAGCGTGATCATGCTCATTCCAAGGTTGTACTTTTTCATGGTTAGTCAGCCTTTGCAGCAGTGAAGCTGTGCCGCACGTAGTCGATGAAGACCAGCGGGTTCGGGGTGTCGCTGATGATGTTCCACAAGCCGTAGACCTGAGGGTTTAGGCCGGGCAGGTCGATGACACCAAGCTCTACTCGGTTGCCGCCCCGCACGCAGTATCCCCGGTACTCGGTGCCGACCTTGTGGATCTCTAGCGCATCAAACGAGGGGATGGCTGGCAGCAGTAGCGGGCTACCCACTGGATCTGCATCAGCAGGCGGATAAGCATAGATCATCTGCACTTTCACAGGCAGATCGGCGTTCGTGTAGTCGGTGACTACCGAGAAGCCCACGAACTTGGTGAAGTCCATGTCATCAACGCCGTCTTTGTCGCCCATCAGAATCAGCGCGATGCCATCGTTATCCGTGACGGGGATGCTCGATACATCCACTTCGCGGACAAAGGACCAAACCATCTGCCAGTTAGCAGGGGCGTTTCCTGAATCCAGGTTCTCAGCTTTGAGAACGCGGCGGATGCCTTGCCCAACGGTCTGCATCGCATCAGCAACGCCCTGAATTACAAGGTGGCTCTTGCGGCTGCTGTTCACATCGTAGCGGGTCGTATCGGCTGGCGTAGTGAACGAGTCGCCACGGGCTACGCCGCCAAGCTCCCAGGTGCCGGTCTTGATCCAGCTTTCATCTAGGTCTGCTCCCTCAAACTCATCGTCCTCTGAGCTTGCAACCTGGGGCTTCTGGCTGGGGTCCCAAAAGCCAAACGTAGGCCCGCCGCTATTGCCGTCGCCGCCAGTGGTAGCGGTCAGTCCTTCGAGCATGACAAGCGATGAGCGCTCATCATCCCACTTAACTGGATGTGTGGACATGGATTGACTCCTCCGTGCAACCGTTTTCAGGCTGCTGTGTCGTAGATGTAAACGCGGGGAGTGTACTAGGCAGGGCAGGAATGCAACAGGGAAATGATGCCTACCAGCCGCGCTGCTGTGCGCGCTGGGCTCTGCGACCCTTGCGCCTACGTGGCACTAGGGCGGTCATCTCGTAGGCCGGTGGAGCGAATGGATAGGGCTGTATAGGCATGATGATCGCGGGCTGGTTGCCGATGATGCCTTCGCGCTCTGGGTGCTCTGGTAGATGCGCTGGGGTCACGGCAAACTTGGACACGTTCACTGCGTGGTAGGACAGTCGCGCCTGCTCTAGCTCGATGACTGCGACCTCTTGCTCTGGTGTCTCGTCATCTTGCTTTGGCACTGCTGCATGCGCGAATTGGTCCGCCACCAGCACGGGTGTCAGCAGGGCCAGCATCGTTGCTGCGCTTAGTCGGTTACGGTGATTCATTGGGTGCTCCATGTGAGGCCCTAAACTTTACCACGGCTTGCTCGACGATCTCCCAGGCCAGCGCGTGAGACATGGATCGGTCATAGGTACCAGTCTCGTGAAACGCATACGGGCCTTGAATCGACTGCGACACCGGGTGCTCGTCAGGCCACAAATCTATCGAGAAGACATCTGCCTTCTGGTGTGGCTGCAGCTTGTCTTTCGATAGGCTCACTCGCCATGTTTCATGACGCGCCCAGAAGTACAGCGCATGACCATCCACTTCGCCTTCGATCTGCACAGGGCAGTCAGAGCACGTCACCATTGCCCTGAAACCTTCCTTTTCTACGATGTACGACATCAGGACACCGGCCTCAGCTCCCAGGTCCAGACCCAGCGGCCATGGGAGACGATGCGCACGGAATCATGCGGGTATATCTGCATGGCCTGCGATCTAGTGACCTGCCAACATGACGCGACAAGGGACCACTTGAATCCTTCGCCTGGATTGCGGCTAGGTCGTATTGGGAACGTCGGCGGATCTGCCGTTGCTACTTCATCGCTGTGAGTTACGTCGTACATTTTGCCGGTGCCTTTCTTGTACAAGCCCGGACCATTTTCGTGACGCCACGAAATTGATCCAGGTCTGGTGAACTCTTCTAATTTTTCTAACGGTTGGTCCTAGCCTTCGATTGCGGCAGCTTCTCGTAGGGCTTCCTGGTCTGCAGCTACTGGATCTGCGGCTGGCTCAGCTGGGGCAAGTACTTCGCCCACAGCCTGCACTAGCTCAGCTTCCTCTTTTCCGAGCACCATAATCACTGACACACCGTCAGCTGGTCCGTAGTTACCTTCGACAGTAAAGCCAGTGATTCCCTGCGATTGCAGCAGGTTGTAGAGGCGCTGCGTTTCGGATATCAGTGCATCTTTCTTGGTGACGACAAAGGCGTGCTGGATCTCTAGTGTGCGCTGCTCTGGTGGCTTGGATTTTCCATCGCCGCAGTCAGTGACATAGAAACCGTTTTCCTTCAGCAGCTTGACCAGCGGCGCAATGCCTGGGTCCGGCTCGCAGTCGCAGCCTCCATTGGCGATATTGACTGCGCCAGCTGCTAGCAAGGTATGTTCTTCGGTGATGCTGCCCTTTTCTTCGCTCATGTTCGATGTCTCCCTCTGTTTTGCAAAAATGCGGTCTGCCAGTTTTTCTAGCTTCCGCCTGTTCATGATGCGGTCAGTAAAAACGTACACCGCCAGCAGCACTGTCTGAACCACAAACGCCACCAAGCCAGCGCAGCCGATAGCAATGATGGTGGATTGCGTATCAGTCACGGACCACCTTCCCATTTACGACTGAGCACTTCAGTCCCGATTCGCGCATGCGCCGCGTCTGCTCCAGGTCAAAATACAGGGCATCGAGTTTATGTAACCTCTCACGGAATACTGCTAACTCCTGCGGAGTCAGTTCGGTAGCTGGTTTTTTCTTTCTGGCAGGAAGCATTTTTGCAATGCATATAATCAGCGCCGACCCCGTGGCTAAAACACCGCATGTCATAGTTATGTTATCAATCATCGCCTAGCTCTTTTCATGCAGTTTATCTGTAAGCTCACACCAGCGGTCGGTCATTGTTTGGCGTGGCGGCAGAATTATTCTAGCCAGCACTACCGCGCAGCCAGAAAATCCAAGCACAAACAACAAAACGTCACTCACTTCCCCTCCGTGCTGATCGTCTCAATGTCTTCCCACTTCACGATTCGGATATCGGTGCCCTTGACCGCTTCTGCCATGCGTTCGAGCTTATGAAGCACGCTCTCTTTGGCTTGCTGGTGGATCTTCTCCATGCTTAATTCCGACCCCCAGATTCCATCTGCTTTGATTCGCAGTGTCACTACTACCGATGCGCTCGCACTGATTCTCTTTGCCATCTCGTACTCCTGCCTTGGTTGACGTTCTACCAGTCCGGGGTGCCGTTCTTCACTAGACCACCGTATCGATCAAACCGTTCGTGCGTGGCCCCGTATATTTTGCGCTTTCGTTCAAGGGTTTGTATCTCAAGTTCAACCTTGTGCCAGTTAGCTAGTGCATCTTTGAGTAGCACAAAGGCCCTACGGGCGATGCCTTCAGCATATTCGCGGTCATCGAAGACAGCATGAAATGACGTGCTCCTGGTAAGCACCATGCCGTCTTCGCCGACTGTGCGCGGGTACGTCGTGACCGGCGCTCGGTCGATGACGTTGTATGTGTGACCGTCCTCGCGCAAGTCCACATAAAACCCATTGTCGCACTCGCGCACTTGGCACTTGATATTCAGAGAGTCCCACTGTTTCTGGTCCTCGGTTCTGTCGTCTTCCGTCAGTGGCGAGTTCGGATCGACCGATACGATGCAGCGCTCAAAATCTACGTATGCCAATGGTGGATCTGTCATCTGCCGTACTCCTGCCTTGTCTCGCTAGTTGGGAAGCCGGTGAATCACCAGCATGACCCCATGTTCGTTCTCTTCCAGTGTCGGAGCACACCAGCACTCGCGCTCTTTTGGGTCTGTCCTGTGCTCCCTGCCTACAGTCGGGAAGATATGCACTGAGTCATCATCGACCGGGAAGATGGGGCAGACCTTCCATGCCATCAGCTGCCTGCTCCGGTAAACACGCTATCCGGGTCAGAGCATGAACCATCCATGGTGCTGCGCTCGATGTCATTCACTGGCGGGTGCTGTTTTCCGCAGTGAGAGCAGACACCAAGCGTGCGACCATCGCTTAAAGGTGGCGGAACGCGCGTCTCGTATCGCGGTGGCTTGCGCGCCATCAGTTATCGCCAAGATACGCATGTGCCAGCTCTGCAATGGCCGCTGCGCTCTCGCGAGTCCATGGGCGGATTTTTCCCTCTTGCGCTGCAAAGTGCCGCGACCCTGCCAGGATGGTGATGCTCACGCCATCAGGCACACCACCGTTTCTAGCGCAGTCGTCGATGCCAAGCTGACGGCATGCGGCCACCGATATTTCCAGCTTGCCAGACTTCTGCGGCCCTACGTCGTAGCCTTGAGCCCAGATCGTCACCCCTTTGTAGGTGATGGCTGCTAGGTCGCCCAGACCTACGCCACGATCGCGGAGCATGGTTCCAGGCAGCACCCACCCAGCTACTTGCGATGAATCGAAGTATCTCCTTGGGTCGCCTTCTGGGTAGCGCCCATCCACAAGCGCAGTCTCCGAAAGGTACGCCCCAGCTCCCGGCCCGCTTGTTTGCACAACCTTCTGCCCGGTCATGTTCTCGGGTGCGTCTAAGCCCTTGGGTTCCGTGCGTCCATCTTTCCACAAGCGGCGCGGGCCTTCATCGTCAGGATGGTAGGCCACAAGCGGCACCATCTGCTGCCCTGGCTCCACGTACAGACCGCGCGCCCGTGCTTCCTCTGCCGTGACTTGGTTAAGACCATTGGCCCCATCGGCGCACACTGCAGCGCCCAGACCAGTGACCCGGATCACGTCCTCTTGTATCTCTGGCACTTGGCCCCATGCCAGCATCAATGCGAGTGCTTCAGCCATCATCCTCAGCCTTTCTTGGCTGCTAGCTCCTGATGTGCCAGCGATGCCAGTGCAATTTCTTTGGCGAGCGGGTCGGGGAATGTCTCGGCCAACTCGCGGGTGAAAGTCTTGCGGTTCTTGGTGTCTACTCGCGTGCCATCTGGGCTTATGGAGTCCTCACCTGGGAATGGTAGGCCATGGAGCGCACCGAAGATCACAGGTGCTGCAGTGCGGCTTAGAACGCAGACCGCTATCTGAGGTTGCCATGGGTTTGGCATATCTGGATCTTGCGGGCAGAACTCAGCCACCGCTGCCTTGCTAGACATGAGGGCGGACATCATCCCAGCAAACGTGTCACGCAGTAGCAGCAGCAGTCCGGAGCTTGCGGAGTCAACGCAGACATACAGCGTCCCCGACCCGCGCTCATGCCGCTGCAGCAGCACCTTGCCGCCGTCCTGCAGAACATAGCGCCGCACGTGCTCGCCGATGTAGGAAGCTGAGGCCGGGAACGTGACGATCGGGCTGGGCGGTATGGGCGCGACTTGCTTTGCGATGAAGGCATTCACCACAACCATGCATCCGTCATTGGTTCTGCAGAACTCAAGCGCCTTTGCCCATGATCTGCAGACCTCTTCATCATCTGCAGACGCATCAGGCGGCAGCACAAACCGCAGCTCGCTATCAGCCAGGATGTCTAGCTGTGCCCATTTGCCAGTGGCCGCGCTCGACATGACAAACTCCGCGCTGACTTGCTTGTAACTGGCGCAGTCCTGCACGCTAGGCTCTAGGCTTCCCATGTTGCTTGCGTCGAACATCTCACAAGCTCCATGGATCGCAGTCTCTGCAAAGCGCTCTCGCAGAACTACCAGCGGAACTAGCCGCCGGACGCGCTCTTTGACGCGATGCACACAGTCGCGGCAGTTTGATGCAGCTGGCTTCTCTTGCGTGGGTTGTTCCTCGGTCATTTCTTTTTCTTCCTGCCGCGCACTTTACTAAAGCTCATCGAGTGGCGGACTTCGCTAGGGTCTGGGGGTCGCTTGTTAGACGATGGCTTTAGCGCAGCGGCCACGATCTTCTTGCGCATGCACTCCTCGGCTATCTTCCTGCAGTGCGCCAAGACTTCTGGGTCGCTTGCCGCAAAGACGATGATGCTGGCAAGCGAGTTCATGGCGAACCTGTGCTGAAAGGACCACATCCTCATGACGCCATTGGAGCGCTGAAATAGATGGCATAGGTGCTTGTACCCATATGCCCAATACTGCCGAGCACCTGGGCGCAGCTTCTCACGCACTGGAACGTCGATGCAGATCTTGGCGCTGATTCGTGATGACTTGTTCGGGTCTTCGTTAGTGACCCCGCTCTCAGCATCATCGAACGGGGTCTTCTTCTTGACGGGTGTGAATGCCATGTTGACGCAGCTTGGCAGGCTGTGTTTAGCGCGTCAAGCTGGGAGTTTCAGATCGTAGCTGTAGAAGTCGGTGGTTGATCCGACTCCTGAGTCAACGCGCGCCACGTAGTCGAACACCTCTTGCAGGCGGCGACGATGCACGTCGTCAATGGCGCGAGCTAGGTCATCTCCTTCTAGGACTGGCGTGATGGCTCCCCGCATGTGGCCCTTACCGGCCCAGAACGCACAGGCAATGATCGCCCCGCTGCCAGATGCCGCCAGCTCAGTCTCTGGAATCAGATCAATCGTAAGGTCCCGTCCCACTTCGTAGACATCTGAGTTGATGGCCACCACAAGCGAGAGCAGGTAGCAGCCCGTGCCTCCAGCTTGCTTCTGCACTTCCGCGCCATTGGCCTCTACGATGGATTTGATGCCATCGACTAGACCGTAAATGGTCGGCGCTTCGGCGTAGCTCTGCAGTAGCTTTGCTTGGTTGCGCGGGTCCTTCAGGAGCGTCAGCATGCGCATGTCACCGCAGACCCCAAGCACGATGTCGGAGATCTGGCCAGCTGCTTTACTGCTCAGCACGATCGTCTTGGTTTGGTCGCGCTCAATCGTAGATCCGCACGTAACCCGCCGGTCACTGCAGAAGTACGCTTTCCCGTTTGCTCGTATCGCTAGGATCAATGACATCAGACGTTCCTCGGTTTGTTGTTGTGCTCGCTATGGAGCGGTAGTGATGCGCGTAACAGTGCCGCACTGTTGCCAGTACCCAGCATTGCAGATGGCGCGGCGTACTTTCTGCGCAGCTCGTAGGCCAGCGTCTTTTGTGCGTGAGCCAATTGGTATCCAGTAGCTAGTGACAGTGGTTATTTCTGGCAGCGGCTCATTGAGTTTACTTCCAGGCACTTTGGATAAGACCTTATCGGCTATTGCCATGATTGCAGCTGTGCATGGTGCGCTCGTGCATTCCTTGACCACAACCAAGACAAACTCGGCCATGGCGTCTGGCATCTCTTCGATCTTGATCTCGATGCGCATGCGTTCCTTGTGGTGAGTGCGCCCGCATGCCGTGGTCATTTGGCATGCGGGGAGGTTAGCTACTCGACTGGCTTAGCTTCCGAGTGAGGTTCATCGCGCTTGGTGATGTCTGGGCATTTGATGTCATCCAGCACAACCGCAAGATGCAACCCCTTTGCCTTGCAGTACGCGAAAAGGGCCTCAACTTTGGCCAGCGCCTCGCTCGCTCCCTTGCTGTTAGTCGCAGCAAGCAAGCGATTCCAATTATCGTCGTCGGTGTCCGTAATGCACTGTAGTGTTCCTAGCTTGGTTGCCAGCTCCTCGATACGCTTCTCTTGCCGCTTGATGATCTTTTCCAGCGCTTTTGTGCTTGGCTTGTCTGAGAGAATAGTGCCGACCTGCAGTTCGGGCGCGATAAATCCCCGAGCTGGCTCGTGCAGCGCGCGAATCTTTGCCGCAGCTTCCTGGGTCTGGCTCAGAGTGTCCAGGCCAATACTTTTATTGGTGTCGCTTAACGAGCTCTCGATGCCTTCTTGTTTCTTCTCTTCCATGGTCTTTCTCTCCTCGTTTAAAGCCCAGCAATCAGCGCAGTCTAGTGAATCAGTGCCGCCGGAACTCCAGGGCACCATGCGCCGACAACTTGGGCAGGTGAATAGTCCACAATGTCTGCAGCCGTGTACCGTCGTGCATGCCCAGCAACATCCTTTGGTTATGCGCTTTGGCTTTCCGGTAACGCTTGGCCTCGTATTGATTATGCTGACTCGGCGGAACGTGGGGTTAATCAGTGCGTGCATTTTCAATCACTTCCATCCAATCAGGTTCTACTGAGTAGCCGCCTGTTTTTCCTTTGACCAGTACAACTGGCGTCCCATGGCCGAGCGCCCAGCACGGGCTACGGGTCACGGTGTCGAATGTCTGCGCAGGTTGCCCATTGCCAGCCTGTACCGATGTAACTCGTACGGCGGTTCCGATCGGGTGGGTGGCGTTCCATTGTTCTGGGGTCATGATTCATCCTGCCCACGAAAGCACGAGTCCAGGTCTTTGCCATCGACGTTGCGCAGATTCGTGAAGTCTGGCTTGATCGCTACCAGTGGCCGCGTAGGTCGCGCTGCGGCTCGTGCAAATTTGCGGCGGATTAGACGGGCGATCTTGTTTGGGTTCATGACTCCCAGGAACTTGGTCACGATCTCGGCAAGCACGCGCTCGGCTGGCATCCGGTACACCAGCGGCGCTCTTGCTCTCTTGATCTTGGAAATCAGCTTGCGGACTTCCTTGCCTGAGACATGCCCCATGGACGTGCGCATGGCGCGGAGTTCGCACACAGCGTTCTCTAGGTGCTGCTTTAACTCTTGGGCGCCGACGATCTTCAGCGAGATCTGAACCTTGTACTCGCGCGGCCTTTGCGCGTCGGCTGGGTAGCGGATGAATGGGTAGTTGATGTCGTTCATCAGCCCCTCTGCTTATGCCCACAGAACGGGCAGAAGTTGATGTACACCGTGGACTTATCAGGACGGCGCAGCGCTATCCCTGATATGCGCGTGGCCCCTGTGGTTAGGCTTGTCAGCTCGACCTCATGCAATCCACCGCGTGTGCTGTTCACTTGGTTCAAGCTGCTGCGTAGATGGTCGCAGCAGATTCCGTCATCAGGCATGGGCTATTCCTTCCACTTGTAATCTTCCCAATACTCATCAGCCGTCACCTTGGCCCACTCCTCAGCAGAAGCTGGCAGACGCTTGACGACATCGGTTAGGACTTCCACCATTTCCATGTGGCGCTCATTGCATCCGCAATAGTCTGTCGGTGTCACTAAATCACCAGGGCTGCATGCGCATGGTGACATCGTTTGAGCTAGCAGAGTCACTGCATCTTTGATCGCCGTGTCTTTGGTGAGGCGGCGCTTCTGCTGCGTGTACTTTCTAGGCGGCGCTCGGTAGACGGTGCATGTCTCAGTCGTGATGTCGAGCGCTTCGCTGACCGACTGCCAGTTCATTGTCTTTTGGCTCATGCTCCAAGCTCCGTGACAACTACCTGCATCGCTCTGCGGACTAGGGGCCACATGGACGACATGAAATTACGGATGCCTGACTCGTATGTCGTGTGGCAATACCACTCATAGGTTTCAAGCCGAACATCGCCAAGTTCATTGCGCACCATCTCGATGTAGTCATCTAGAGAATCTACGCCGTAGACATCAAACGCATCGTCATAGAGCTTGCGAGCCAGGTCTTTGGAAATGTGCATCGACTTGCGTAGTGCAATGATGTCCGTGGTGATATTTCGGACCGTTGCAACTTCGTCAAACACTTCTGGCCTACTGCTATTCAGCTTGCCAGTAAGGTAAGGCGTATTCATCTGCAGTAGGTGATCAAGAAACGTAGTCTTACCTCCCGTGTCTTGCCACCGATAAGCCCACGTCCCATGAGAGGAGTGAACGCTCAGCAAGTACGTGCTGTCGATCGTGACCACCGCATAGTCGCCATCGAGCCGGAAGGTGAAGCGCATGACCATGATGTCGCTTGGTCCGCTGAGTTTGCCCATGCTCAGCACTGCGGACATTTCCTTGGTTAGCAGGTGGTTAATGGTTGCGCAAAAGGCGTCAAACCATGCTGCGTTTAAGCTCCCTGGGAATATTGCAGGTTTCAGTAGAGACATGACTAGCCCTCCCGCTGCATAAAGAAGTTACGGACTGCGATCATCTCGGCGTTGCGGTGCATGCTGTGAACAAAGATGAACGGCTGCTTTAGGTTGTGGCCATTGCAGGCGATGTAGTCTTCTGCTCCTTTTCGGGTAAGGAATGCAGCACAAAACCAGTCGATATACTTGCAGCCCACGCGACGGAACGTGCGGCCACCGATCACCAGCGGTTCGTCTCCGTCATTACGTAGCCGATTCAGGACGACGGCTGTGTCTTTGTCTGCCTCTTCATAATCGCCATCGCTATCACTCACCCAGATCCAAAAGTCTTCATAGCCAGACTCAAGGCCATCAACGCGCTGCTTTTGGAAGACAACGAACAGCGGGTCCTGGGTGGCTGCATTGTCCTGTGTCTTCAGGTTGGCGCTCATCTGGCGCAGTAGGTCTTCATTTGTATGCGCAACTGTCATGTGTACTGGCTCCGCGCTCTGTGGTTTCAGGCCCATCTCATCTAGGTATTCCGGTGTAGCTACCAGCTCTTTGGGGTAGGACGTGATGATGACACTGCCGCCGGGTTGTTCTTCGGTTGCCATGGCTATCCTTGTTCTTTCTCTTGTGGCAACACTTCGGCCAACACTCCAAGAGGCAATGCATCCTTTGCTATTTCTTTGACGGTCTGAATTACGCTCTCGTGACACCTGATAATTACAATTCCGGTTCCAGTTGGCCCATGCTTCACATCTACGCCGTGGTCCGTCATCGTCAAATTGAATAGCTTTTGGTTGATGCGAATGCGCAAGTCATCAATAGATCCAGGAAGGATGACGCTATCGCACCAATCGGATAGCTCTTTCTTCAGCTCTGCGACTGTTCTTCCCATGCCCTACTCCCCGCCCTCATCCGAAGCATCGTCCACGCAGTAATCCGCTGCCGACTTGCCGCGAATCAGCTCCTGCCGCCCAGTCCGCCGATTTGCCCGAGCATCAATCGCCTTGGCTCTGCTGCGGTCTGGCGAGTTCCTGCGAGTGCCACCGTGGATCTTGCCGCTCAGCTTCTCAACCTTGATCTGTCCGTTCATCTTGTTTACTCCTGCCGGGGTTGACGTGATGACACTGGTGTAGTTTGTTTTCTCCGGGGTTGCAAGTCTTTTTGTGCAATTATTTTAGCCGTAGCAAATCGCTACAATGTTGTCCCAAAATGCTACGGTTGTGGCGTTGCATATGGGGCACTACCGAGTGAGCGCGTACTTGGCACAGCGCATGCGTATAGCCTACGCCGAACCGTTAAACGTCCCATCTTGGGACATAGGAGCTGCGATGTTGAAGGATGTGCTGCGAGAGTTTGCATTGGCTGTTAAAGAGAAGGCTGGCGATGTGGCCGATGCGCTGGCGGGTGCCGAGAAAACGCATGTGGTGTCGGAGCGCGCTGAGGTATTCAGGATTCCGATGCCTGATGGCGTTCCACTCCTAGCGCGAGTGACCACCAAGAGGCTGCGTGTAACGTATGACGGGATGCGAGATCCGCATCAATACAACTGCTACGAGATCTCTACTGCGGATAGTCGCGGCTGTACCGTAAGTGGGCCAGGTCCTTTGTCTGATGTTCTGGGTCGGTTCATCTTCCGCGCGACCGGCGAATGCGACTACCTGCGAGTACGGCCAAGCGCTCTGACCTGCAGCGAGTGCGGTGGATGCGGCATTCTGGGCACTGAGCGCTGCAAGGTTTGCCGTGGGTCTGGCATGCTTCCGATTCGCGAGTGCATCCGGCACATTGCATTGAATCTGCAGAAGGCAGTTCCGGTAGATGACCACGATGCGCTCATGCACGTGGCCAACGCTGCCATGTTTGAGACTGACGAGTTTTATTCGATAGTGAGCGCAGAGTGGAAACAGGGCGGACCACTTGAGCTGCTGGATGCAATGCGCGCATGCGTGATCTTTTATCTTGGCGCGCTCGCACGGGTGAAAAGCATAGGGAATGTTCCGCAATTCAAGGCCTGTGACGCTGTACCTCCAAGCCCTATCACCTACTGCCAATTCCTGATGGAGAAAGCAGCAAAGGCAGTGGGCAAGTATGCCGAGATGGTGCATAGCGTGACTCGCTCTATTCCGTACCACCGCTCCGAGTCTGCCCGCTTCATGGTCCTGATGGGCCTGGAGTCTCAGTCTGGCGGGCTAACGGTGGACAAGTTGGGCATGACGATCTTCACCGAGGTCCGTCCCGATGGCAGCGTCAACGTGCAGGACGCATGGTCGCCAGAGTTCTTCCGGCATGTGCTGGCGGATACCGGGTCGCAGCTGCATGGCAATCTGCTAGCCGAGTACTGCGCTCGGGTTAGCGAAGTGACCTGGGCCATCGAGAGCACCGCGCAAAAGGCTGGGATGCTTCCAGGCGAATCGCTGGCGGCATTTATCGAGCGGCTGCGCACCGAGCGCAACGAAGCACAAGACAAGCTGGCGGAAGCGCTAGAGACACTAAACGGCTAAACGGACACAGGACCTAGGGAGACGACTATGAACGCGAAAACCATGTCGCTAGTACTTGATCGCAACGAACAATCGACGAGAACCATTGCGGAGCTGAAGCGATTGCTTCAGGAAAGCAACAACAGCTTCATTCGACTGCAGGCTCTAGTTGGATGCGGCCACCTAGATAAAGAGCAGACCGAGGCAGCGATCAAGACCATGATGGCCGAGCGTGAGAAGCTGGCCATTACCGGGCGCGAACACGCAGCCCTGATTAGCTCTCTCGATGAAGTTCCCCTTGGACAGGACGATGGTGAATCCTACGCGGCGTATGCGCTGCGAGTCGGCGATGCGATGCGGGCGCTTAAAGACGACAAGAGCACGCTGCAGAAGGATCTTCACGAGGCCCGACTAGAGAATGGTCACAACTTATCGGTGGCCAAGGGACTGCAGCGGATCGTGGAGAATCGTGACGCTCAGATCGCACAGCTTAATGAATCTGCATCCTCTCTAGCTTCAGCGCTGACTCTTCTCGGGACCATGCACGATGGCGAGCTTGCAAACGAGTTTGTCAGTCGCATGGCCGATGAAAAGAAGCGGGTCACGCAGAAGCTCGACTTGATAGCCAAGGTCATTGAGCAGCTTCCCGACTCGATGCGGATGCAGCACGGGGAGACGTACGAGCCGTTCCTGCGGCGCATTCAGAATTCGTATGTCGCTAATGAAGCAACTATTGCCCGCTACGAAGCTACGATCGAGTCGCTCAAGAACCGCGACGCATCCGGCGGACCCATTCGCAGACAAGCGCCCAAGTAGCAGCCGCCACAACGACCTACCCTAGACTCGCCAGCTTCATGTGGCACACTTCACCCATGAAGCTACTTCCCCTTCTACTTCTCCCCCTACTCACATGCTGCGGCAGATCCTGGGACCTAGACCGCCCTGTCCGTGTTTCTGTGCTTTCTCGCGAGCTAAGCGCTGTGGCCATTGCAGGCTACTTCGAGAGCGCAGTAAAGCAGCTTGGCGGTACCGTATCGCCCACGGCGGACCAAGTGGTCTACGTGCGATACAACGCCACTGCGGACTGCCGTGGATGCACAGAGCTTACAGTCGAGCATGTGGCTTACCATGATGACGAGATCCAGATCCTGCCCCGCATCATGGCAGCGCCAGCAGACATCCTAGAGCACGTCATCGCTCATGGCCTGGGTCATGTGCTCGGGTATGAGCGACATCTTCCAGCTGGAAAGAAAGGGGTGATGATGGGGCTTTACGACAACGTGCCGCCGCCTAAGTCGCGGTACACAGCAGACGACTTGGCGGCGATTGGAACGGGGCGGGTTAGTGGCGGGGTGTTTTAGGGCTGGGGCGTGGGACCGGCGATTGCTGCGATGTCTGCAGCGACGTTGCCGATGTCATGGCCCGAAGCGTTGATTCGCTTCAGCAGCAGCATGCGCTTCCGTGCTGCCACGATCTGAATCTCTTTGTTGATCTCGGATGGCTCTAGGCCGACTGATAGGTATGCCGTTAGTGCTGCCCATTCCCATGCTGTAGTTTCTACGGAATTGAGCGCATCCCATGATGGATACTCTTCCTTTGCCAGCAACATATATGACGCCCACGCATCATACGCAATCTGACCAAGTGGTTTATCGACGGCAGACCGGTACTTCATTGCTGCCTTATAGGCAGTCTCAGTTTCACGCAGCCGGTCAAGCTCACTAATACCAACGGCAGTCTCGACGCCGATATCTCCGAATGGCAGCGGACATCCAGCCGCTTCTGATGCCGCCTGATGGAACTCTTCCCGGTCTGCCTGCCCGTTTCCGATAATGCCGTGGCGCATGATCTTCCACTTGCGATCGGCAATGGCAATGCAGAAGTGGCCGTCATCGTCTTTTACGATTGATAGGGGGCATGGTGCCGGATTGGATGGTGCATCCTGGGCCGGGTTGGGATCTGGCACTTCGCTTGGCTGCTGGGGATAGGGCTCCGATGTCCCTTCCATCGCGCGCAATACTTCTGGCGAATCTAGCCCCGTAGTCGGGATGGTGATGCGATTAATCAGCAGGTCCTTTTCCCAGTCTTTGAGCCCACCGTGAGAGTCGATGAACCGAACGATGTCGCCAATGAAGCTCGTGTCCTGTGGTTTTCCGAAGTGCTTATGGTTTCGCATTGCCGTTCCTTTGGTGTTGGGTTTATTGGCGATCTATGACTTTGGCTCAGGCGCTCGCGGGAATCCGGCGAGTGAGTTGATGAATGTAGCCCTTGCTTGCATCTTTTCAGTTTCGGTTCCACCGTAAGTATCCAATTGCAGCATATGAAGCCTCTTTCGCGCGGCAATTGTCTGGATGTCCTTCTCGATGTCTTCCGGCGCTGACGACACAGAAAGGTATGCCCTGTATCCAGCCATGCTCCATTTGATCTGTTCTATCTGCGGCAAGGATTCCCACAATGCTACTCCGCCGTGCATGTTGAATCCCTCGTAGGCAATCTGGCCCAACGACTTACCGACACCAGCTCGGGCCTTCATGGCATTCTCGAACTCGCGCGACAGTCTGCACAGCCGCTGCTGATGTTCTTTGGTCGATATCTTTTCGGCCCAGATCTCGTCAGTGGTTGGGATGCGCACTACATACGGGCCACCGGCATGGGCAACGGACCCATGCAGCAGCAGCGCCTTCTGGAAGTCCTCACCCTCCTTGACCTTGTGTCCGATCGTTCCATAGCTGCCGATCGGCCACTTGATGCCGCCGATGACAACGGAGAAGGTGCGGTTCTCTTCCTGGGTGATGGTAATGGGGCACGATGGAGACGGCGCATCAGATTGCGTAGTGTTCTGGGCTTGGCTTTCCCAATTGCAAACACGCCCGATGAATAGCTTTTTCAGCTCATCGGGAATCATCTCGCTGTCGGAAATGAGTTTGGTTAGGTAGTCGACTACTGATTGCTCTGTGATCGGTTGGCTCATGCTGGCGTCCTTTGGTTTTATGGGCTGCAGCCCTTGGTTATCTGCGACTAGCTTCTCAATAACTGGCAGTAGGTTCGGAAGATCTACTACGCCAGTGTCTACGCAATACGTACCGGTGATCGCTGGGATGTCGCTCTCTGGGAACATCTCGGCCAAGAAACCGCCCATGGCCACCAGCATCTGCTCAAACGCCAGACGAGTGAACGGCTTGGCACCGAACTCCGCATTGACCTTTTCGTTTAGGTCTATGAGCGTCCGAAATACCTTTTTGCTGCAGGTCATGAGCTGGCCTCTCAGCTTGAAATCGATTGCTAGTTTCATGAATCGCTTTCCTTCTGTTCAGAGTAAGCCCGCTTGCGCCCATTGGATACTGTCGCCCGCACAAGCTCTGACAACTTCTCAGTCCACTTGTCGGCAATGGCTTTAATCATTTGGTCCGCGCCATCATGGTTTCCGTCATCAATGGCGCAGAATAGAGCACCTAGCTCTTTCTCTAGTTCTCGTGGCTTAGCGCTAGCAGCCGCGATGATAGATGGCTCATGTGCGCGCACTTTTGGGTCACGAAAAAAGAACCGTGATGAATTAGAGTCTGCCACAAGAAGCTCTTGCATATGAAGCATGACGGATGGCGATACCGTTTTCTGTGTTTCCTCCATCGCATCTTCGATGTTTTGAATCTTGGGTAGCTCATCGATGGATGCTACGCAATGCACACCCATCGCATCGAATATCAGCCCCAAGTCATGAGCCCACGAAAACACAGCATCTGGCCGCGTGTCCTCCGCTGCCACTGGCCCACGGATGCAAGACTCACCGACCTCGTGAAGCGTCATGACCCCGCTTTCATCCTTGCGAATCTCGTAGACCATGCCGGGCTTTAGCGATGGGTCCGCGCCCTTGGTGATTCCAATGATGGCCTTGGTTTCATCGCTTGGACGAATGACGATGCGGCCTACTGGTGTCGATGTCATGCCTTCTCTTCTTCCTGCATCTGCTGCCAGCGCGTAAGCGTCACAATGGCCTCTTGGATATCCTTGCTGATGTCCTTCTGACCGCGCCCGCCTGCAACTAGCAGCTTCTTTATCGCGTGCTGCAGGCATGGGTCGGTGACATCGAACAACTTAAGAACTCGGTACACATCGACGTGTGAGTACTTGCACGGCTTGTGATAGTGGCTGTAAACCTGACGGATGCCGTCTCTGGATAGGTCTGGTTTTGGGTCTGTGCTCATGGTTCACCGGATCTGAATGCTAAAGCCGTGCGCTACTAGAGTCCTGACGCGCGCTGGTAGGTCTCGGTTCAGAACCTCAACGGTCACGACGGCAAACTCCGATTTTGTGATCGTAAATGCCACTTGAGAAGAGCACGGTCCAAGGCATGCCTGTAGTAGTGCGTGCTCTGCATCTGATAGCGTCTCGCCTTCACTGCAGTATGTAAGCACGCTACATTTCTTGCGCTTGCCATGAGGGCTGATGTTTATTTTCATCGCACTAGTCCTTCGGCTGAATCAGGCGAGCATCTTTTTCTGCTGCTGCAATCTCTTCATCGCTTGGCAGCGGAACACTCGTTGATGTCTTTTGGCGGATAATGCACTGCCCTGAAACTCTCACTAGATGAGAGCCGCCGACCTCGATGAAATACCATCCATCGCTACCATGCTGCGACTGCAACTGCCCCATCGTGCGACCGTGGTAGACGCGCTTTCCTCCGCTGTAACAGTCGATAATTGCAGGCTCTCCAAACGATGTCAGGTTTCCGTATTCTGCATCAGTGCATGCGCATAACGATAGGATGGCAGCTGCTGACATCATTCTCTTTATTGGTTTCATCGTCTCGTCCCTTCTCTTGGTTGTTAATTTTCAAACTCTAGCGTCCACGTCATTAGGCTATGAACGTCACTAGGAACCGACGCAACCCATCTCCGTTTGAACTCTTTACCCAGCGCCTCTGCTTCTTGGTACGACAGCGACGTGCGAATCAGTATGTACAAATACGGAGCATGCAGCATGTAGAGAGATAGCTTTGTCTTGGCCCCGAAGACTTCAGCAGCTATTTGAATAGCCGTCACCAAGGCAGGGGAAAGATGTTCATGTGCAGAAATGAACTCTTTCTGCATTGCCGTCAGGGTTCCATAGGCTGCTGCTATTTCTGATAGCTGGGTAGTCATGGCTGATACCTGCTCAGAACATCAATTACCGCGTCGTACATGGCGACCTCTCTGCGCTGGGCCGATGCGATAGCCTTGTGCATGTCAGCTTCTTTTATGCGCTGCTTAGGAGCTAGCTTGCATCCTGCCTTGCGCCATTCTGCAGACGTTCCACGGACATATGCTTCTAACATCTGCGTTCGCCCAGCAAGCGCTTCCGTGATGGCGGTTTTCTTTAGTTTTATAAACAGCAAAAGATCGCCAATGGTAAACGTCTCTTCCTGTGGAGTTTCTTGGCTCATGCACTGCTCCGCGTCAAAGTGGCCACAAACATCTCGCGACACTTCACGCATCCAATCTCTCTGCCATCTGCATGACTAAGAGACACCGACGCATCATAGACGGGCTTCTCATCGTCAGATCCACACATAGCACTCATGCCTGCGGAGAATGAGACGTGGCTACCATCTGCAGTCGAAACTGGTATGCCCTCTTCCTCGAACCACTCAGCTACAGCGCGCTTGATTGAGTCGCAGCACTGCGGAAGAACTTCGCGCACCATCTGCAGCAGCTTCTGTTTATCGCCTGCGTCGGATAATGGAATCCGATCCAGCCTTCGCTGCAGCAGTATGACCAGCATGTCCACACCTGGATCGTCCACCACTTGCGGCATGAACCGGATGAACTCGGCCACGCCACGATCCAGGATGCAGCTGGCAATCTGGTTGCGGAGCTTGCCGCCGGTTCTATCGTCTAGTTCCATCCACCATGCAAAGTCGTGCGGCTGCTTTCTGACGATGCCGAGCACTGCAACTTGCTTGGTTTTCGACAGAGTGGCGAAATTGCTCTGCGCAACTAAAGCATGCGCCTCAGCTCCGATGTCAGCGTCTATCTCCCTGGCAAGTTCTAGCAGCTCTCCCGCGTAGTAATCCGATGCAGACTCTGGATCACTTAGAAACTCTCGGGCCAGTTCTGCGCATGTCAGCCGCACAAGTTGACGCAGGAAGCCTGTCGCCTCTTTTTTGTGCCACTTAATTAAGCTCTGCGCCGTTGTCTCTTCTAGTCGGATGCACAGCAGCGGCATCTCTGACTCTAGGTGCTCTTTCAGCCATGCTTTGAGTTGACGTGGATGTAGTCGGTCTAGGTGATCTCTTACTGTCCACATGAGCCTATCCTCCACTGCGCAAATCGTCGCCTTGTAGCCCTGTTGTGCATACGTCTATTCCGCGCGGCATCTTGGCGCTGCATCAGGACTAGAAGTTTCCTGGTCTGTCGCGGGGTCAGTTCTGCATCATCCAGGTCTGCGCGCGATATGCCGGTCAGTATGCAGCGCTCGGTCAGGATGTCGTAGCGGCCATGCTGTAGACGATGGGCGGTGTGGGGCTTCATCGCGGCGGCCTATTTTTCTTGGCCCACGCTGCGGTCAGCTTAAAAAGAGCCGTTTCTGCTTTCGATTGTCGATCGAGTTCTTCTTCAGTCGGGTCATCCACAGTGAGATCGTCAAGCTCCACAAGCAGGTCCAAAACCTTGTGTAGTGCGCGCCCCTGATCACAACTGGCCGACAACTCGACGATCGCTTGGACTTCTTCGTCATCCATCTACTTGTTCCTCCTGCCAGAACCAAGGTGCGCACCGGACTCGAACCGGTAATTCCCATCAACTAGTGATCGGCCTTTTACCAATTAAAGGTAGCGCACCAAAAGAGTGCATCGATCGGGTGATACATGAGGCAGAACGCTCTAAGGCCCAGCCGTAGATCTCCTGACGGCAACACAGCCCGACCGATGCAGTGGACCACCCAGGCTTTGAACCTGGATTATAGCAGCCGTTGGTGAGTCGCTTTCGCTGTGACTCTGCGCCGCTCTAGTTTTACCGGTTAAACTAGTGGTCTGATTTGCCGGGATTGCCCACCCGGCCTGGGTTGAGAGGTCTTCCAATTCTCTGTCTGACCGCAACTCCGTCAGTTGAGGCCCTATCCGGCTTAGGGTTGCCTGCCTGTTTTTGGTACGAGTCCCACGTACTAGCGATGCGCAATATCGCTGCCAGACTGTTACGATTTTAGGGTTCCAAAGCTGGTCATAACGTCATCCCTGCGACCCGTCCAGGGATCGAACCTGGGACCAAGAGCTTGCTCTACCGCTGAGCTAACAGGTCAAACTACGCTCCGATGGTATCGATCATATCGAATGCTCGGAGCAACACATACCGCAAGTTTAGCCCAGACGGGCGCGCTCGATACCTTCACGCTAGACGACCGACCTCACTTGGGCATAAGTACACAGGTTGCCTAGTAGTGTCAATATCATTATTTCGGCGACCCGTAAGCCAACCATCCAGCATCGACGCCAAGAGCCGCTGCGATGCGCTCCACTACTGCCCGCGCTGGATCGGTGCGGCCTGATTCATAGCTTCCGACTACCGTGGGGCTTATCTTGGCAGCAGCGGCCAGCTTGCGGATGCTTATCTTGGCCATGGTCCGCGTGCGCAGCAGGCGATCTGGGAACGTATCTGCGGCTTTTGGTGCTTGCTTTTGCAGCGGCTGTACACGCGGCTCCAGCTCGTAGCCTAGCGCTGTCAGGATCTTTGACAGGGTGCCGATCTGCATTGTGGTTTTGCCGCCGAGCACCTGGGTGATGTTCGCAGGCGCGCAGCCCATGCGGCGTGCCAGCTCGCGGCGGCTGACTTTGTGCCGCGTCATCAGCTCGCAGATAATCTCTGTGATGGCTACTTGGGTGCGGTCAGTCATCGGCACTCCCGAGCAAACTTCAGCGCTTCATCATGACCGTGCTGCCGGTCTGCTGCAGCTTTCTGTGCGTCCTCTAGCGTTGGGTGGATGTCAGACGGAAAGACGCTGTGGTTATACGCAAGAGCACCTTCACTTAGGCCGATAGCGCTTACCTTGTCGGTCGCCGCATAGTAAGCGCGCACTTCCTCGTAGCGCACTTTAACCATACGACCGCCCCGCTTCTCATGCGTAGGCTTCACGACTCGAAATCCGACAAAATGTATTGTGTCGCCAATCTTGTGCTTTGCCCAAGAGATGGCTACAGCTTTGTCGGCCTCGGACCTGGCTGCTGCAGCGGAAGACTCTGCTAGCTTTCTGGCTACTGCCTCGGTGGACTTGGGGCACTTGAGCATGTGCGCGTCGTATCCGGCCTGAGTGGTCCACTTGGGCTGTGGGTAGCGTGAATCGCCGCACTTGTTTGGGCAGCGGTATGTGGTTGGTTTGGTGGTCATGCTTTTGCGCTCCTCTTGACTAATGGCTTTGCTTTCTTATTACGTGCCCACGGGTTTACTGGCTCAATTCCGCGCCTCGCTCTAGCTGATGCCACTGAAGATGAATCTATGCCTAGTGTTTTGGCTAGCTCATTATCTGAAACCAGACCAAGAGGTTGCGAGTCCCAGTCAATAAACTCAGCGAGCGCTCTAGGAAGTCCAAGCCGTTTTCGGGCCGCACTTACTGTGCTTTTGCAGATGCCAAATCGTTTAGCTAGTTCGATATTGGTAGCGTTTTCAAAGAGTTCCTTAGTCCATGTTACTTTTTTTACGTACCTGTTTTCCCCATTAATTCCGCGTTGTCTTCGTGCATACGAAACTGCTGTTGCTGTTACATTTAGCTTCTTTGCTATTTCTGAGTCTGGCATTTGCCCAAGTGGCTGCTCATCCCAGTTGATCCACTTTCTCATGTCTAGTGGCCTTGTTTGGTAGTCCACTCGGGCTATGATCAACGCTAGCAGTTCGGGATCTTCCTTTAGCTCCCGCTCTGCCTGCTCAATAACTGCGATCGGTTCAGCTCCTGGCGTCTCATCTGCAATTTGACGCGCTCGCTCCCGAACCTCTGGCGACAGTGGCCGCATCAGATCCACTGCAGACACCAGCGCGTGATTGCTGCTGTTGTCCGTGAAGTCGAGCACTAGCAGGTCATCCTTCCCTTTTGCTAGCCGGGTCCCGCGTCCGATGGCTTGGCAGTAAAGCGCTCGGCTCTTGGTGGGCCGCGCCATGACTACGCATGATGTCAGCGGAAGATCCACGCCACGCAGCAGCAGCGCGCAGCTGCAGAGGAACTGGATCTTGCCCTTCTCGTACTGCTGCAGGATGCGCCGCCGGTCTTGCAACTTCATCTTGCCGTGGATGACAGCAGCCGACTTGGGCGCGTACCGATTGAATACGTCGGCCAGCGCTTCGGCGTGCGCCACGGTAGCTGCGAACACAATGGATGGCCGATCGCCTGCCAGCTCCATGCTGGGCCTCACAACTTCATGCAGCGCCTTCTCGTGAATCAGCACGCGCTCTAGGTCTGCATTGGAGTAGTCACCATCTACGGTCTTCACCTTGTCGAGCGTGACAGACTGAATGCGCACCAAGGTTCTGCGGATCGGTGACAGGTAGCCCTGAGTGATTAGGTCGCCCATGTACAGCGGCGTGATCACTTTCTCGAATACAGACCCAAGGCTCTTGCCATCTGCGCGGTCCGGCGTAGCGGTGCATCCAAACACGCGGGCGCTGCTGAAGTAATTAAGCACGTCGCTATAGGACGGGGCCACTCCCAGATCGGCCTCGTCGATGACTATCAGCGCAAAGGATGCCGGGTCGAACGTCTGCAGCTTCCCAGGGCTGCGCATAGACTGGATGGTGGCGCAGACCACATTGGGCAGGTGCCTTGGGTCTACGCGCTTCCTGCCTTGCTCTACACCTACGCTGAGTCCGGTCCGCTGGTCGATGACATCTGCAGCCTGACCCACTAGGTGCTCGCGGTCCGCAAGTACCAGGGTGCGCCCATGGTTCTGGTGAAACATGAACGCCAGCTCAGCAAAAACAAACGTCTTGCCTCCGCCAGTTGGGCAGACGAATAGAGCCGAGCGGCTGTCAGCTAGCGCGGTGGACGCCTCCATGATCGCGCGCTCTTGGTAGTCTCGGAGTTTGGGTTTCACTTGGAACTCCTGCGACATGCTTCCAGGTTCATCCAAAAGTCAGTGCTAGTACCGAATGCCGTGGCAAGTCTGCGGGCTAGCTCTGGCGCTAGTGATTGCGTCCCAGCGACAATCTTGTCAATCAGCTCTGGGACCACGTTCATCCGGGTCGCTAGATCTGCATGCGACCAACCACGCGCAGCTAGCTCCTCTTTGACCGTATCGCCCACAATGGACTCTTGCTTCTGCGCTGGTCTGCAATTCCCATCTTTCCTGCGGTGCTCGCGCAGTTCCTCTAGCAGCGGGCGCAGCCACTTCCACTCCCCAGCAGTGAAAGATAGGTCTTCGCCAAAGTATCCGCGTCCCTGTCCTTTGATGGTTTGCTTGCTGAAGTCTTTGCTTGCAAGGTACGCGCTGACACCTGGGTCGCTTCCATGCAGCTGCGCGCCAAACTCTGCTAGCAGCTCACGCTCTGCCTTCATGCGCTCTACGATGCGCTTGTCTTCTGGGTCTTGCCCAGATGGCGGCATCTGCAGCTGAACGTCTACGCCTTGCTGATCGGTTGCCATGACAATCCGAAATTGCACATCGCGTAGCGCATTGATTGCCGCCTGCATTTCATCAATCGTCGAGAAGTATTTCGCTTCCTGCAGGATTGGTTGAGTACCGCTGCCGGGTGGAGGAACGGGCTGCTGAATCTCAATCAACAGCCTGAACTTTGCTTCTGGATGCGCTGCGAATCGACAAGCTAGCCAGTCTAATTTCGGCTGCATTACTTCGGCTCCCACGGCGACACCACGACCGAAGTTTCTACCTCACCGCTTGCGTTCTTCCTCTTGGTCACGCTGACTACCAGCACATACTCAGGGCATGGGATGGCCTTCCATGTGGCCAGCTTGGCGTCGAACTCTTCCTCTGACATGCCATTGATATCGATCTCTTCCACTTCGTCGGGCCGTGGCACGTTTCCGACCTTAAAGTGTCCCCAGGTGTTTTTTACAACCTGCCCCACTCTGATGTCTCGATAGCCGTCATAGATCTCGATAGCTGTTTGCATCGCCTGTACTCCTAGCCCCACATGAGCGGGGCTTGCCGGTATATGGTTTATTGCTTTGCCTGCTCCTGGTTGCTTTTCATTTCAACCCAGTGGTGGACATCTGGGCACGTTGCATTCATGTGCTTAGCCCACGCATCTGCCACATTAATTGCAACCCACTCGCCATGCCCTTGGTCGCCGGTTTTTCTGGTAATCCACGCCACTCTAGCCATCATATCCATGTCCTCTGTCTTTAAGCCCGCGTTACCGGGGCTTGCCGGTTGTTAACGCTTAATTTTGCTAGCTGCGCCCCATGCGGTAGCGCTTTTCCAAAATGTCGGCGCGTCGTAGTACTTAGTGACCAAGTGGTCCGCCAGCATCTCCAGGGTCTTGTGGACTGGTATCCCAAGCCGGTTCAGATGAAACCGCGTAAGCCCTCCGCGCTGTGGTAGCGCACCCGGTTCTGGCATTCCGATCACCAGCGCCCGCATGGCATCCTCATCGGTGCCGATAGCTTGGTACTCGCCAAGAGCCATTCCTAGCTCTAGCCGCGTGTCAAACCCCGGTCTGCTGTTTGGGTCGGTCTTCTCGCCAATGGCGTAGTCCAACCAGAAGACCTGGACCGAGCACCGGCTGATTTGCTTGTGCTCCCATGCCGCCGGGTCAAAGTCCGGGTACTGCTCCCGCCCTTGCGCATGAGTTAGACCAGACCCGAACTCGGGAACGCCAATGATGACATCTTTATCGCCTAGCCATGGCCGGACTAGCTCGATAAGCTGCTCCCGCCATGGGGAGATCTGAGAGCCATTCTGCGGGCCTGGGGATGGGCCACAGAGCATGATGTCGCAAGTCCTAGGGTCGCGGTAGTTGGCAATGATCATGGCGGCTGTCCTTTGTTTTGGGGCACGTCGTGTGCCGATGTCCAAGACAACTACCGCGACTTTTTGCGCATGTCTACAAAAATGTTACAGAACCCGCGATTTATTTCATCCGTACGTTAAGTCACGCCGGGAACCGCTAGCGAATGGCCCTGCTATACCACTCCTCGGTTTGCATCATCATCCCGCCCGGCATCTCTGCGGCGTGCTGGGAAAGCATGAGCGCCCATGCTGTATCTCCATGTCCACCGTCTTTGGTGGTGTCTCGCTTCATCTGAAACAGGGGCTTTGACCCGTCGCGGGACACGATTCTGTGCAGGTTTAGAAGGCCACGTATCAGCTCGGCATTGTCGGGGATTCGCTGCTTACCAGCCTCGAACAGACGCTTGCACCGGGTAGCCATGACTTCTTTTGACTGGATATTGAAATCGACAGCCATAACCCTCTCTCTGAACTCGGACACGAGCCGTTTGGCCATGTCTCGACCGATGCCGGTAGCGTCTACTGCTGCACGCTGCACGTTGTGCGTATTCAGCTCTTGGCGCACCCACTCTTCCTGCGTCGCAAAGCTAACACCGCGCCCCGTCTGCACGGTTTCATCCATCCAGTAGTTCTGGTCCTTGCCGATGACATATCCGTCGGGCGCATACCCAAGCCTGTAGTTTCTGACCAGGGCGCATGGATCAGCGCCAGATCTCGACGACTCTGCTACGTCGAGCCCCGAGAATGCCGCACATGCAGACCGATACCTAGCCAGCTCATCGCGCAGCTGGTAAGGCCCATAGGTCGCCTTGTCGATTACCTCTCGCGGGATGTACCGCGACGACGACGAGTTAAAGTTGCAGCAGTACTCTTCGTCAAAGATCTCCTGAAGACCGCACTCAGACCGGATCGCCTCGATTGCCGCCAGCTTGTCTTCTTCGGATGAGCCAGCCGGTGCGCCTTTGAGCGGGAAGCCATCACGCACAGCCTGATAGATGTCGACCCGGTGTCGAGAGAAGTTCTTGCCAGCATCAGTCATGCTCAGCTCAAAGAACATGGTGTCGTCGCCGCACGGGGTGCCGATCACTTCGATGGTGAAGCCTTCCGGGTAGCCAAGTGTCGCCATGGACACCGGCTTTGCAGCTGCCCAGATCTGCGCGGCGTACGGCATAACGCCAAACTCGTCGAGGATGACATGGCCCTCGAAGCTGCGGATCGTGCGCGGGTTTGCAGCGAATGCTCTCAGCTCTGCCCCATTGGCCAGCCTTACCCGGTCCGCTGATGGGTCGCCGAAAATCAAGTCGTCCTGATGTCGAGTGACTTTCTTGCGCTTGGTCTTTGAGTGGATGTGCGCAGTGTGGGCCGGTATGCCTTTCAGCTCGTCGCAGATGGCCTCTATGACCTCGGGCGTGAGCGGCAAACCGTGGCGCTTAGCGATGTCAATGGCTCTGTCGATGTCGTCCGGGATGCGGTCCCACCTCTGCACATGCTCGGCACAGCGGCGCAGCATGTCGCGGGCCTGACGGTGACTGGCGCTGATAATGTTGACCGTTGCCCCGGTGGATGGGTCAAGTCTGCCAGTGCATACGTCATAGCCGACAGCCTTACAGGCCCCGCTGAAGGTCGCGACCTCGGAGCCACCGATACGCCGCGACTTGACCATGATCTTCAGTCGCGACCTATCAGCCAGCCACCGCCGCTGGTACGCCACAAACGCCAGCGACGCCTTCTTGATCGACCCCGGAATATCACCCAGACCTGCCACTATGGTTACTTCTTACTGGCCGTCTGCAGGTTTGCAAAGTCATCTATTGCCGGGATTATGTTGCCCTTTGAGTCACGTCGCTCGATGGGGTCTACCGGGCCACCGGGGAAGTGCATGCCGGTGACAAGGCGAGAGCGCACGGACTTTACCAGCTCGGCCTCCGCTTCTGGGCGCGGTCCGTCGTCATCTGCAAAGTTCTCGGCGATGACACTAGTGGCCGCGATGACCGCTTGCGCAGCACCGGGCTTGCCTGACATCGCCTGATGCAGCGCCATAAGCCGGGCCGCGTTTGCAAACTGGTAGTCCTGGCTATTCTGCCTTCTCGGGTCTGGCGGCAGAGACTGGATGTTGTTGATGAGGTTCATCACAGCCGCTGGGGTGTTCTCGGTGAATCCACACAGGCGAGCTAGCGACATGAGGATGGTCGATGCTCCCGTGGGGTTCCCCTGCCCAAGTGCCGCCCGGTAGCACTGCAGGAACATGGCCACGATCTGCTCTTTGCTGACCGTCGAGCATGACCGGAATTGGTCAAGCCCGCGATCCATCATTGCGTTGGCCATCTTCATGGGCAGCTTGCGGTGGATAAAGCACGGCTTAGGGCACGCCTTGACGCCAGCAATGCGGTCTTCTACGTCGTGATCCCGCATGAGCTTGGCCCGTATCTCACGCCCGTCGTAGCCCTGAGCAAGATGCTCCTCAATGGCTAGCAGGGTTTGATCGTCAAGCTGCTCTGCGGTCCACCCCTCTGAATGATCGTCAGCGGGTGCCGGTTCTCTTTTTTTGGCCATGGGTCACGCAGCCTTCGCGTTACCTCTGCCTGCTGAGTAGATCCAGCGCTGAGCCGTACTGTGGGCTTCCAGTCGAGAGTGTGCCCGCGCAGTAGATGGACACACCGTCGTCAAACTGGTTCTTGCCGCAGATGCAGTGGTGCCGGGTCGCAATCTTGACCATCACCCCTTGCGCCTCGACGTGGGCAATCAGCGCATCAGCTACCGAGCGCGCGATGCTTTCCGGCGTAGTCAGCCGTCGAGCAAACATCTTGACCAGCCGGTTCATGTTTCCAACGGGTACGGTCCGCCGGTCGCCAGTCCCCAGGTGCTTGGGGATGTACGCAATCTTGACCGCCACGCTCATCGGCTGCAGGTGCTCGGCGCAAGTGCTAGCAGATCCCAGGCTTCTGACGGTGACAATGTTCGACGTTGGCAGCGACACTCGGTATGGGCTCGTGCATTCCGTGGTATGCGCCAAAACATCGGCGGCATTTTGGAAGTAACCTTCGGTAGCCCGTAAATGCGATTGTGCTGCGTTCTGAGCCGTGTCTAAAACGAGCCGTTCCCGCTCCTCTGGTGGGATTCCAAGCTCGTCTAGCAGGCTTTCTAGGATTGTTCTAATGCGGTTCTCGTCTCTCATGTGTGCCTCCAATGTGGCAATGAGAGCTTAACGAGATATAAAAACTTGCGCTATCTCAAAATGTAGTCGATTGATGGATGGGTAATCGGATTACTTCAGGTGTTCGCGCAGCAGCTGCTTAGACACGGTGCGGTCGGTAATCCACATCAGCCGCCTGAGTGCGTCCGCGATTGAGTCAAAGTAGGCGCGCTGCTTTCCGGTCCAGCAGATGCAGTGCGCCTTGGGGTCGATGTGGATTTTTACAAGCATGGCACTCGATGCAACGCGGCAACCGCATCGAACTCCTCTTCTGTGAATACGACTGGCATCAGTCCATCTCTTGCCCAAGGCTCATGACCACTTCGCGCTCAGTGACCACGCCGTTATGGACTCGCAGCCCTGTTAGACTGTCGCCGCCTTCCCAGATTACCAGCAGGTCTGCGCTCCCTTGCGTGTACGACAACGCGCGAAACAGAGCCTCCTCATCGTTTGCGCATTCCCCGCACCACTCGACTTGCCCGATCTGGAACACATCAAACGCCTGGTTTAGCTGCTTAATGTCGTCGATAAAGCATCGCGCGGGCATCTTGCCGCGTAGCTCAGTCGATGCCTTGGCTAAGTCAGCGGCGTTTATTGTGAGCTTTTCGGTGCCGATGTATTTGATGCTGGTGATGTTGTACGCCATGGTCCGCTCCTGCCTATGTGTTGCGTCCGTAAATCAGCGGCTTAAGTCGAGCCCGTTGTTTGGCTTTATCGTCTTCCGTAACAGATCTGCCACTTAGCAATGCAGCCACGGTTTCAGAGACGACCAAGTATCCGTCCCGCGCTGCAGCTGCAATGCCTCTCAGCTCCGTGCGCTTCCTGGTGATGCAGATGCGATACGGGTTTCCTGAACTCATAGCTCACTGCTGCCATTTTCGATGACGTATTTCAGATACCCAGTATGGTTGACACCAAATGCAGCATCACTCATGGACCGCCGCGCTGCTTCATTGGCTTCCCATACTACTTGGGCCAGTTCTTTTGTGATCGTCAGACCGCCATGTATGGCATTTCCTAGCGCAGACCGCGCTGGCTTACTCATGAATTGCAGGTATCCATCGTCGCGCACACAGTCTAGCGTAAACAGGTAGGTCTTCCCGCCGTTGGGGTAGGTGAAAACAATCTTGTCGCCCGGCTTCCATTCTTTCATCGTCGTGTCCTTTTCCTTGGTGTGGCTATTTTCTGCGAAGACTTTTGATAAGCGCCGCCATGCCTTTGGCTGCTGGTGACTCGCGGATAATCTGCGATGCGCCAACTACTACGGCATCGACTCCGCGCAGCATGGCGCGCTTGCGGCTGCGCTTGATTCTAGTCTTGGTCACTTCTGCACGCCCTCCCAGAACCACACCCAGCGCCCGTGTTGCTCGCCGTAGATCATGACCGTTGGCTGCCATGACGCGCATACCATCCTCCATTCCGCTGGCGTCTCAGGCTCAACGGGCATCGTTATCGCAGTGTCTGGACTGTTCACGCCTACTTGGTGGCTGTAGGTGACTTGGCGCAGCAGCTTTGGCGCTTCGTGTATCTGGTCTGCAATCTTGATTGCTTCGGCTTTTACTTCCGCCCACGTCTTTCCGTGTGGCCTAAAATGCCGCGCCTGTGCTTTGAACAAATCGCAAGCATCGTACATGCCTCCGTTGAGCCCTTCCCACTCGCCGTGCGCTTTTAGAAACTCAGGCCAGATGAACGATTTGTTCACGCCTAGGTTTTCTCGGTCGTGCTTCTCTGCGTCAAATTCTCTGAAGCTCATGCTTCACCAGTTCCCTTGCGCGGCCCACTCTGCCCCAACTTGTCCAGCTGCAGCCCCTGAGTTATCGCAGCCCAGAAGATATCTGCCGGGCATGCGCCTTGTCTGCGCTCTTTGATGTAGTTGACCGCCTCAACCAAACTCATCCCAACGTAGCGACACAGGTACGCAGCCACCAAAGCAACCGAGCGACTTTGACCGACACCGCAGTGAACTAGGACGCATCCTTTGGCGATATGCTCGGCGATGAATGCAAATGCTGCATCTAGGTGTTTCTCTAGTCCTTTCTCGCCGTCTCGCAGGTCAATCATGTGGACCGGAACGCCAGCGGGTACTGCGGGCGCTCCATACTGCTCGTCCCATGGAGCAGTGGCGAGAAGAGAGACAACAGCGCAGAAGCCTTCCGTTGCCCTGGATGCGACATCTCCAATGGCTAGGCGGTCAGTGATGAAGCTGTAGTCGCCGGGCATGATCAATTCATCCCCGTTGTTTTCACAGACCCGGCATATTTCAGATCGAACATTGTGTTCTCTCCGGGCACCTTCACTACATCGAACCGGTGATTCAACTCTACATCGGCAACGATGATCTCGCTCGGTACGCTTCCATTCTCAAGCTCAGTCAGCAGCTTGTTTATTGCGCGCACCATAATAACTGGCAGCATCTTTTGCTCGGCCTCGGTCACTTAGCACCGTCCTTTGCTGCAATCTTCGCCAGCTTTGCCTCAGCTTGTGCCATGGCATCCATGAGCGTTGCAGCTTCGCCCATGCGACCTTGTGCCCACCACCCCCAGCCTTCGTGCCCGGTTTCTGGGCATGGCATTGTGGTGTAAACCACGTACGCCTGCACGTCTGCATCCTCATGTTTCTTGTCGCCCCAGATCCACTTGCCTTCGACTAGGCACATGGGGATGGGGTTGAGGCCATCGCAATAGCACGATGGATCGAATACGATATTTTTGCGCGCCCAAGCCAGCACAGCTGATGCGTCAATTTGCCCGTCTTTGTCTGCCGTTGGGAATGGTTCGCTGTCTTTGATGATGCTTGCCTGAGCATCGGAGACAACATCTGCGAGTCTAACGTCAACCAGCTCCCAGCAATCGGCCTCGCCCATTGGTGGGCTGTCGTCGCAGCCAAAGTCGATGATGTCTTGTTCATCAATCAGCTGGTCAACTTCGATGGTGCGCATTTCACCGACGCGCATCTTGCGAACAAAGTCCGCGATATTCTCCCGCACTGCATCGTCAGAATGCCCGTGATTCTGTGCGATGAGCTTTTCACCAGCAGCAAACTCCGCGATAGCTTCATTTATCAAAGCATACGCATCGTCTGACGTTTCTTGGACGCATTCACCGTCTTGATACCACCCGTATTTTTCCATCAGCTCACATCCATCCTTCCGCCTATAGCCCCAGATTCCCACGCATGCCCGAGTGAATAGTCTTTCAGCCAGTGCTCTAGTGGTTCTTGCTCTACGCGATTTAGCTCCGTGTAATCAAATGGACGCTCCACTACTACGACATCTTCCGGCGTCTCTGAGAACTCGCTCACCATGCCAGGGTTGTTTGTGGTCATGACAATCTGGCAGTACTCGGATGCGCGCTTGATCACATCGGCCAGACGGTGAAGCATGTCCGGGTGAAGTCCGGCGTCTGGTTCCTCTAGTAGCAGGATGCCTGGGTTTTTACGCCACAGAGGCCCCATAAGAAACGCCAGCAACCCAAGGTAGGTGCGCATGCCTGAAGACAAGTTCTTTGTCAGCACTAAACGTCCGCTTTTCTCCCTCAGTCCTACCGTCGGAAGGTGAGCCAATGTATTGACGATCTCAAACCCTCGGAAGTCGCCGTACATGGCCTTGAACTCGTGCGTAATCTGCTCTGTCAACATCTTGTCGCCGCCATGCACTGCAGCTGCAAAATACGTCTGCCCTGCCCTGTTGAACTTGTGAATGTCGAGCATGCAGCGCATCTCGTCGCGCACTTCGTAGGCCATTTCCTTGCGAGCGATTCCAGATACACCGTGGAACTCGTAGGACAATTTCCGCTGGCCTTCGGTCTTCGTGATCTTCTCGCTCTCTAAGTAACCCTGCCTACGCTGCTGCATCTGGTGAGCAATGACGATCTCGCACTCTGACTTAGACTCATCGCTTACTGTGTCACCTTCCATCAGCGCATGGACTTTGATGTCTGGATTCTGAACATCGCGCGCCCATTCGTCGTCGTACAGGAACGGCATCTCATGGCTGCGCCCATTGGCGAAGATGTTGAGCATTTCCAGCGCCATCAGCACAGTGCTTTTGCCTGCCCCATGCGGGCCTATCAGCACAGTGCGGGGCTTTAGGTCTAGCGTGACCGGGGTTGGTCCGAAGCTGCGCAGACCGCTAATCGTTATCGACTTGATTCTCATCGTCCACTCATCCTTTTTAGGATTAGATCTAGGCGCTTACGTAGCGCTGTCACTGACTCTACCGTCTCAAACTTCAGGACCACTTCCGGGCCATCGACTATCTCTCGGAGCATGTGCGGGCGCGCGATGGACTGCAGCCGGATCTCTTGCTGGCCCGTGGTCATCAGCACCCGGCCATCGCCAAAGCACACGGCTGTGACATTGCCTTCGGCCTGGATGCTGCGCTGGATTGGTAGCTCCCGCTGGCCTACCGGCTGCTGCTTTGGTCGCGCCTTGTCCGCTTTCGCAATGCGCTGCACGCTAGAGCGGCTTACGTCGTACTGCCTAGCAACTACACCCTGACGCAGCCCAGACCGCGCCCCAAGCGCAATAAGGGCTCTTTTGGCGTATGGGATGCGCTTAGATCGCACGCTTTCCAGCTCTTAGGATGTTGGCGGCTTGGACCACGATGTCATCGCTTATGCCGTCGAATCCATGCGGGAAGTCTCTTATCAGCCGATAGGATTCATCGACCTCCACAGCGCGCTTGTGGTCATCGAATGGGCCGATGTACGCGTGCAACTTTTGGCCGATCATGTCATAGCCCCGCGTCCGACTCAGCCACGCGCACGGGTAGTGATTCACGGCCTTGACTTGAAACTTCACTCCGACGTGGTCTTCTATGATCTTGGCATCCGACCAGGATATTCCATCCCACAGCGCTACTTGGTCGCCGACCTTCAGAGAGCGCAGCCACGCGCGGCGCTTCTCGGTCACTTTCTTGGTGAGCACAGGTGCCGTCATCGTCTACCCCTTCGGCTTGTCAGCCGTCAAAATCACCACAGGGATCTGCGTCCCCTCAAAAGCCCCGTCGAATCGCTTAGGCCATGCGAGTTGAAAGCCCGGCAGTAAGTCCTTGCCTACCGATGAAACGGGCAACACAGCTACAATGCGCCCACCTGGGGCCAGTCTTGCAGCTGCAGCTTCCAGGTGAGCACGCCAGCGACCTTCTGAAAACGGCGGGTTCATCACGATCCGATCGTACTGGTCCCAGGTCTTCCCTGACCAATCCAGGAAGTCTGCGCAGACCACCGTGTGGCCCTTGACTTCCAGGATCTTGGCGCGGAGTTCTGCCAGCTCCACGCATGTGATCTTGCCAGCGCCCACGATGTCGGCCAGCGCTCCGTTGCCAGCGCTCGGCTCTAGCACCTTGTGACCATCCTGGATTCCAGCCAGCTCGACGACTGCAGCGGCCACTTCTGGCGGGGTCGGGTAAAACTGGTGGGCCTTCTGGTCCGGGATGCAGCCCGAGTTTATGACTTGGCGGATGGCTGGCAGCGGGTCATATCCGAAGTTCCACGCATGAAGCGACTTGTCCCAGGTTCCACCCAGGCATTCGAGCACGGTCTGCACTTCATCCATGACCACCTTGGGCGTCGGAGTGATCGAGGTTCCGCGCTGGACAATGGCGGTCTTTAGAATTTCTGCGAACCTGTCGCCGTACCTGTCGCGCACGGAGTTTTCCACCGGCTTGCGTGCGTACTCGTAGCCAGCGAGCACGTCGAGCACTGCAAACGGCAGCGGACGCATGATCTCGTAACTCACTGCCTTGGCTTTGCGCAGCGGCTTCTCTCTGTGCTCAGCTGGAATCGCATGCGGGTGAAGGCTGGCCAGCACCTGATTGAGTCGCCACGCCATATCGGGATGGACTTCCAAGTGCGCAGTGCCTTTTTTGTACAGGCGGATCTTGAGCGCGCCGCCATCAACTATGCACCATTCACCCCACTGGTCTTTTAGCTGCGCCATCAGCATGTTTGACGCGGTGTAGCGCGGCTGGTCCCGGCCCATGAACTTGGCGATGACGCACCGTAAGTCGTTGATGAGTCCAGACTTGCGGTGCTCGGGGCTGGCGTACTCATTGAGCACATGCTCGATGATCATGCGCTTTGAGAATCCTTCGGGCTTATTGGTCACATGGGACCGCGACAGCCCGTAGAAGATGCCGTCTACCCGCTCGGCCAGAAACGTGGCGCGCGATGCAAACAAGTGGCCAAACGTCTCGCGCACCGTCGTCTCGTCGAAAGCGGGGCACTTCATCTTGGCGATCTGCTCTTGCCACTCGTCGCGCCGCTTCTGGGGCATCACCGACAGCACGTCGGTTAGATCCATCGCGCGCTTCCAGTAGTCGGCATTCAGCGCAGCTACCGCACCATCACGACGGAACAAACGCTCCACGTCGTCTTTGCCAAGCCGATTAAAGTCTGACTTGTTGCCGTCAAGGAAGTAGCCAAGCGCCTTGCGCACCTCGGTTGAGGTAAACGCAACCACCGACTCAATGACCGCAAGTTCGGCGCGGTACTGCGCGACCAGCTCAGCGATCGGGTCGGACTTCTCGATCTCGCCGCTACGAAAGTACTCTTCAGGCTCTAAAAGCGTTGCTTCCATGCGGCAACACTTGCACGTGGCACTGACACAATCAACTATATTTCGTTATTGATACGGCGAAAAAGTGGCGCGCACCGTATGCCAGGCTGGCAGTTGTCAAGGATTCCTTTACAGCTCAATCTCGACGCATGCCCCGGCACCAAGTGCGCGCCACCCTGCTACCAGCTGCGTTTAGCCTTGGACAAAGACCTGCACGCTAACGTCCGTGGTCCCCTCAGCGATGGCATAGCCAAGGATGGCATCGCCCGAGCCAGCGGCCCGCAGCGCGCCCGTGCCATTGCTGGTGAGGTTGGCACCAAGAGAGCAAGCGCCCTGCAGAGATAGCAGGTGAGGCTCGCCACCCAGCCAGTCACAAGGGACTGCGGTGTTTTCGTCCACCGTGCCGGTGCAGATCCCGTGGGCCTTTTCGCCAGATGCCGGAAGACGGATCTCGTACTCACCTGGGGCGCGGCTCTCACCGGTAAGCGTAAATAGCTGGTCATAAACCAGCGTCTCACCAGTGCGCGCATAGACATTCGTTAGGGACATGATCACTCCTCTACCAACAGACTATTTCTATATGGCCGGACGCACCATTGCCCCCGGCTCCCGAGTTAAAACCAAGCGGCGCTCCACCGCCACCGCCACCGCCAGCACCGTAGTTTCCGCCGTTTCCGCCGCGCCCGCCAGCTGCGCCAGATCCACCAGCGCCACCGCCACCGCCACCCGTTCCGGGCATAGCTGCACCGGTAGCAGCTCCATTTCCACCTGGAGAGCCAGCTACGCCAGCCGCTCCGCCAGCGCCAGAGGTTCCGCCGGAAAGGCTGATGGCAGATACCGTCCCGCCTACACCACCGTTTCCGCCTACGACGGTTGTAGATCCGCCACCTCCACCACCGCCACCTGGGGCTGAAAGGGCAAAGCTGGAAAATGTACCCGCACCGGTTCCGCCGGACCCGCCAGACACTCCGACAAACTGAGCCGTCCCAGCTCCTCCACCGGCTGAAGTAGTTGTGCCGCCGCCGTTTCCGCCAGCGCCACCTCCGGCCCTCACATAGACGCCAAAAGTCGATGCACCGCCAGCACCGCCAGCTGTTCCGTTCGTGCTGTCTACGGTAATGGCTGGCCCACCAGTACCAGCTGCGCCTACGGAATAGGCCACGCTTGCCCCGAGCACCGTAGTTGGGATGCTGTTTTTTATCGTAAATCCACCCGGACCACCGCCACCGCCACCGGATGCGGTAGCGCCCCGCCGCCCCGACCCGCCACCGCCACCACCTCCGGTAGCCGACACATCGCAGATCGTCACGCCAGACGGCACGGTAAAGTTTCCGCTGCCGCTTGTCAGTAGTGTGTAGGACTTGGGCTGCAGCGGATGCCGGTGGTCTTCCCGCGCAGCTGCAGCGCTGACACCAGCCGTAGCCGTTCCAGGAGCCAGTGGAAGCGCAGACCCTACCGCAGCAGGTTGCGATGCGCAAACAGCCGCAGAAGCGTAGCCAGACACGCGGCAGAGCACACTTTCAGCAGCGGCTGCAGGAATCGCTAGTGCTGCTAGTAACGCGAGAGAACCTAGAATCTTTTTCACGCCATAATCTCCTCTCCGATTTGCAGATAGATTGCTTCACCGTCGCACTGCCCGACACGCTGCGTGTACCGTCCCGACGGAATGCTGCTAAATGGCACCGGCATCCCGGCATCATCTCGATACAGCGTCCGATCGGGGAATCCGCTCACGGGAACGCGGCCACTTCCCCACACAAGCGCCAGCCGGTTTGCCGTTGGCTGCGCTGGGGATACGATGCCCACCATGATCGAGGTTTCCAAGGTGTTGCCAAGGCATCTGCGGACCAAGATCGGGCTGCGCATGTACGCGCATTGGCCCTCGACAAAAGTGTCATCGGTGCGAACTAGCCACGGCCCGTTTTGCTGACTTTCTGGCTCTCCTCCTGCAATGTCACCATCGCTGGTAGCAAAAGAGACAGCCGATGCTTGATCAAAAAATACGCGCTCCGTTCCGGCACCGTTGGTCATGGTGATCGTGGTTAGCGCGAAATGGAAGCTGCAGCCGTACATCTCAGCGCGAAGTCCGCCTAGCTTTAGCGAGTCGGGGAATATGCACCGCGTAGCCTTGACAAGCTCTGTTGTGATCGTCTGCCCAAACTCCGAGTCAGTCGCTGTCAGGTAGTTGCTTTGGATTTCCTTGGTCACATACACCCGGTCAAAGACCAGCCGCAGGTCACAGCCGCCGCCATTGGCCACTCCCTCTACGATGTCGCAGTCCTCAAGCCTCACCTCGTACTGGTCCGTGCTGCTGCCTGGGGCGTTTGTGTCTATGGACTGGATCGTGAGCCCTCTACCGCGCAGCTTGGATTCTTGAGAGCCGTCTGCAGTTAGACGCAGCTGGCCAAGGATGGCCCCGGCTTCAGCGATGATCGATATGGTTTTTGCAGCTGGAAGATCGCCGCCTCCATACGACCATGGGGAGATATGAATCTCGGCAACAGGCTCACCTCTGCCTGCGAGGTAGGCCAGGGCATCTGGAAGATCTGAGAATGGAGCGTCAATTGAACCATATTGAACCGTCGATGGCTCGCACTGCCCAACGTAGATTTTCGTCGGCAGAACTTTGGGCTGCACAGCCATGGCACCGCCGCCATCATTGCCGTAGTATGTTCCGGCTGGCAGCGATGGAAGCACCGGTATCGGAAACGCTCCAATCTCCCCCGCGCTGTCGGTGCCGATGTATGAGTCTGGATTTGTAAGCTGTTCACTGGGTGTTGACTTGGTGCCATCCCAGAGGAGGAGTGATCGGTAGCTCATGGCCCAGTAGGGTGCCACAAGCTGCGGACCATTGGAAGGTTGGTTACTGGCGACGAGAGAAGTGGTGCCCCAGCTTGGTTAGCTTGATCTCATACTCGGCTCGCAAACTGGCCATGACCTGCATGCGCGTCACCCGAGAGGACTTCGGCATCTTAAAGCGCATGATACCGGCATCGAGCTTGGACCTGATCGCAGCCGTCAGCGAGATCACTTCCTGGTCGCGGTTTGCTTCCAGGTGCGCACGCAGGATCTTGTCTACTTGGTTGCGCGTGAGCCCAACGTCAAAATAGATGGCCTTCACCTATACGCCAGACTCATACATCCTGATGACTTGCTCGGCTTGCTCTGGGGTGGCCTTCATTTCGAGCCCACCTTGTCTGTGGCGATCACCCACACGTAGGGGTTTACATCCCATGCGTCTGGCCCATAAAGCGCCGTCCATAGCAGCTGGAAAAGATACCGGGGGCGGTCCGTGCGATGCATTATGCGGGTCTTAAAAAACTCTTTGACTCCTTCGGCTAGCGCATCCTCATCTGTGATGTCTTGCAAGCGCTGCACTTTGATGCTGGAAATGGTGAGCACTGTCTGGCAATACTTGCGCGGCATGTGGATGCTGGGCGTGCAGCGGGCGATACAGTTCCTTGACGACGGAAGGTAGAAGACATCGGCCAGATTGCTTTCCCATGCTGCGCTCATATCAGCCGGCCACACGATGCGGTTGCCTTCGTCGTACTCATCGACTGCGTACGTCTCACGCAGCCACAGCCTGTGACCGACCTTGCCATATGGGCAACCGGTGCCGCGACCGTCTGCGAAGAACGCTTGCGCCTTCGGGATGCTGTCGTTCTCCTTGACGCATGCGAACTTTAGCCCGTGCGGATTCCAGCCCTTAGCCGTCAGGATGCGCCGAGTCTGCGTCTTCTCTCCGCTTCGGTATGCGCGGGCCATTGGTGCTGCGACCAGCAATGGGTGCTCGGTCTTGTCAGTGCGGGGATTCATTAGTGCGCTCCCAGCTGTGGAAGTTGGTCGCACTTGGTCACTGGCGTGTACGTTCCCCATATGCGAGGCACCACCACAAACCGCGCCATGGTGCCGCACCGGTAGGAAAACGCCGCCATCATGTCCGGTACGCACATCAGGCAGAAGATGATCGTCAGTGCTAGACCGATGCGTTCTGCGGTCTTTCCTACGAACCACTCGCCGATCCAGTCGTACTTTAATCGCTTTGCCATTGGTCACTCCTGCCCTTTGCTTACAGCTGCCTGGAACTCCCACTTTCCGTTCTTTAGCTCTACGTCCCATCCCGCAGATCGACACTCTTGAATGACGACCAAAATATTTTCGTCATCGGCTGCGATTAACGGTCCTTGCCCATACGTATAATATCTGACTACATCAGGAATGCTGCGCTCTCCTCTGCGCAACTGCAGAGTGAAGTATGTTCGTATCGCGTCGAGCTGGTCTTTTTTGAAATCGCTCTCAGCTTCTCTTGGTGTAAGCATGGGTCACTCCTGCCTTGGTGAACATCTAGCTAGCCTCTGAAAACGAGCGCAAATATGACAGCTCATCGTACAGAACACGCCTTTTCGCATCGTTCAATTTATCTGCAAATTTCATAGCCATCCACATAGAGGCCGTGGGTATTAGTCCGTCTGTGCTTTCAACATCATGCCGTCGGATCAGGATGTCTTTGCGGCCACTGCGCAACACGCGCCCAACTATCCGCTCCTTGCTTTCAATTGTCAGCCGATGGCATGGACTCATGACGCGCACTGCATTGGTTACTCGCGGCATCAGATTCCACTGGATTAGATTCAGAGTCTTTCTACTCATGGCGCTTTCCTTCCTGGGTGATTGCTACCTGCTAAACCGCCACGGTCCGTTACCGGTGATCTTCCATCCGACTGCGCGGTATCGCTCAAGTATTGCGTTGATGTTCTCTGGGCTCCACGCGCTGCGCACCTTGTTCACCAGGAAGACGCCTTTCGACAAGTGGCTGTCGAAATGCTCCTCGATGATGCGTTGCTCTGCGGTGTTCTTCACTGTTGCGTTCAATCCTGGTGCTTGGTCTGGGGTAATCATGGGGCTCCCTATTTCAATGGTCCTGTGGGTATTGTCGCGCCCTTGGGCATAAACTGCTCATCTGGCTCGAACCCGTACCGGATGCAGATCGCTGATGAGTATCCGCTTCCGTTGCTTGTCGCGTCAGCCACGCGCTTCCATAGCGGGTAGATGTAGCGCGACCGACCCGTGCGCCTTAGGCTGTGAATCATGCGCCGGATTATCTCAGTCTCGGATGGCAACTTAGATACGATGTCTTTGTAGGTTTCACACAAAGTGATGCCTCACCGGGGTTGATGACTTACATGGGCCATAAAAAGGCGAACTACTCAGTGCTCTCGTATCTGAGCGATGGCACAAATGATTTGCGCACTCCAAAATGCGACCGTATTGCCGAAGCGAAAAGCCGCACTCATGGCATGTCATGCAAAGCGGCACCGCTGCGGATGAAACGGGCGCATCTGGCACCTCTGCAGCCTTCTTATCTGCCAGAACCTTGTCTAGCTCCTGCCACGTCATCCCGTGCGGCTTCAGTGGCTGGGGGCAGTCTTCGTACTGCCAGCGGTTATCTCCGTTATCGCCAGCACGCCGCCAGACTACAGGCTTCTGCGTTAGGTGCTTGAAACAGATTGATGTGTCTCCAGTGGGCGCGTCCCACCATTGGACATAGGCGATCATTTCTGGCGTCGGTACTACGTTGCGAAACTCTAGCTTGGCGTCCTTTGCATCGTTGGCTGGGTCTGGCTCGCCAACATCCAGAACCGGCGGCAGCACATGATCGGCCACCTCCTTGACCACCGGCTTAGTGTCCTCCTCTTCCCAGGCATCAAGTGTAATTCGCAAGCTGTCGCGCTCCTGGGACACCGTGGCTAAAGCAGAGCGAACATCTACCAGCTCGCCTTTGAGCTTGTTACGTTCTGAGCCTAGTCGCTCGATGAATCCTGCAATGTCATCGCTTTCATCGGCTCCATATTCCAAAATGATCTCAAGCAATCGATCCAGCTTGTCTGCAGCCAGCCGATAGAACGCAACTTGCTTTTCAGCATCAGCAATACCGCGTTCATTCTTTTGCGCTTCGTCGGCAAGTTGCTGTTTAAGATATTCCCGCTCAGCCGTGACAGACTTATTGCTCGCCCGCATGTCCGTCAGCTCAGCACGCAAGTTGCGGACTTCCAGCTTCAGGTCTGCGTTTGATTCAAGTGTGTTCTTCACTCGGCGCGTCACTTCGCGCTCGACGTTGCGCTTTAACTCGTCGAGCTGGAGCTGTAGCAGCTGTAGCTTGTCCAGTATGGAGGTCTGCTCTGGCACTGTGACGGACACGCACTTGCAGCCTGAGTTATCGTCGCCACATTTGTTGCATATGTTATTGATCATCGTCATTTCCTTCCTCGGTAGAGTCCACAAACACAATCCGTCGGTCGGATAGTTGTCTCACCCCGTCGGATGTGACCTGGAACATAGGCTTCAACACCATCGGAATGCGCACGGTCTTGTTTGGCTCAAACACACCATCTTCTATCTCATCGGCTACCAGGATGTTGTCCAGGCTCATGGATCGCAAGTCTTCAGGCGTTGCATCAGCAAGTATCCGCCCTTCTTCACTTTGCCCCATCGTCAGCCCCTTGCTTCATGATGTCGGCACGTGCTCGGTCTAGCGGCGCGGGCTCCGTGGTTGGGTAGGTCAGTACTTTGTATCCATTGGCTGCTGCATACTTCTCAGCAGCCCTGATGTATGCAGCACCGCCATGCTGCAGCCAGCGCAGCGCTACGGGAGTTTGCACATCTTCCAGCGTATGCAGCTCTCCAAGGTCGATGCGTCCATGCTTCACGATCTTCTGCGTTGTCTCGGTTCTTGCCATCACGATCGTGACATACGGGTCACGGCCAGCTAACAGCGCGTCGCGCTCAGCCTGGATCTCTGCGATGCGCTGTGCTGCCATATCGGAGGTCATCAGGTAGCAGCGCCGATTGATGTTGGTTTCCTCTGTGTCTAGTGCTGCCACTTTGAGGCTTACTTGCTGTGGGCTCATGGCTGTAACCTCGCTGCCTCTTTTCCGTGCCATGTCTCGACGATGCGCGGATTCACAACTTGTGGATCACGCTCAAGTCTGCGGATGCGCTGGCGAGCTTCCTTTTCCGATAGGCCCCGGACTACCTGAGTCAGCATCGGACCGCGATACCTGCCACCTGACCGCGCCGCTGCGCGCTGTTGCATCGTCGCGTTGGCCAGATCTGGGATCTGGTACTCAAGCCGCAGTTCGTAGCCGGTGGCTTTGGCCTGTTCCTGCATGGCCCTGGCTTCTGCAATCGCGCGCTCATTGGCTAGGTGCGATGCGCGGATTGCTCGGGCTAGCTTTTCTTCCGTAGTCAGCTTGGCGCGCATGAATTAAACCTCACCGCCAGTTGCTTGATTCGCTTCCATGCACTGACTCTGCACCGCTCAATTTTACGATGCAAGTCTTTTTGTGCATGGAAACACGTTTACCGTCTGAAGAAAGTTAGCTTACGCTCTGGTGTGACTTGGATTCCGGCTTGCTTCAGGTCCTTGCGAACCGTGGTCACTCCCAGCCCGAACCGCTCCGACAGCTGGGCTGGCGTCATGTCTGGGTTATCTTGGGCAACCGACAGCATGCGCTCGACGAGTTTTCGCGTGTCATCTGCTGAGGATTGGGCTCTCATTGTGGCACCTCGCGGATTTTCAGATCGGGTGGAATCTCCGACATAGAGCTGCCCTTTTTGCTGACAATCCAGTAGGGCTGTCCATTTAGCCATGGTTTCGCGCCCAGCTGCTTTACAAACACTGGCACGCCAGCGGCCTTGCACTGCGCTACGGTCTGCCGCGCCCATGCCAGATCGAAGGGTCGCGCATTGTGGCCTGACTCGCCGCCTACGATGATCCAGTGTAGCTTTCCTGCCGATAGCGCGTCGTAATACACACAAGCTAGAGATTCCGCTTTCCGGCCCACTTCGATGCGATTCCAGTCAACGGGGCCTACCTGTGGCTCCTGCGAAACAAACCGCACCTTGGCCGGAATCTTAAACAGCCACAGCATGCGATCTTCTGCCGCCTCTTGGTTCTCGACCGTGCATCCCATCCACACGTTCTGCGGCATGCCCGCACGCCAGCTATCTGAAATCATCGCCATGACGTTCTGCGGCCTCTTGGTGAGTAGCAGCCAGTCAAGGTTAGGCGTTGCCTCGATCAGCGCCCACAAGCGCAGCCGCGCAGCGTTTACGGCATCCGCGCTTGGACCGTGGTAGTCCTCAAAGACATCGGCCAAAGATGCGCAGAAAACCCGGTGGCGCTCACCAGCTTCCTTGGCTTTGCGGTCCCATAGCAGGGGCTGTTTCCACATGGATTCCGAAGCAATCTCGCGCGCTGCGCCAGTTCCCCAGGTTTCAATTCCCTTGGATCTAGCGATGCGTACCGGTGCCGCATGCTCGGCGTAGCAGTGCTTACAACCAGCGCTGACCTTGGTGCATCCGCGCCACGGATTGAAAGTATGAGTCGCCCATTCTATCGAAGTATCAGCAGCCATCGGTTCCTGCCTTTCCGTCCAGCTCTTTTATAATTGCGTCGTACTCGGTCATGGCTTTGTCGTGAACTAGCTTCACAAGCACCTTGTGACGGATGGTAAACGCCCAGTCTCTGAGCTTGGCCGCTGTCTGCACTACTTCTGTGTACTTCTCGGTAGCCTGTTTCGCTTCGGCTATGGCGGCGCTTTGGCTCTCGACTGTCTTCAGTGCGGCGTCTAGCTTTGCTCCGCGCTCGTTGGCCATACGCTCCATGCAGATAAGATCGCTATGCGTTTTTGAATACGCGCTGCGGACCCCAACAAGCTGCTGTTTCAGGTCTGCAACTTCAGCTACAAGCTCAGCCTTTTGCGCTGTGCAGATCATCTGCATCCGCTCAATCAGCTGCAGCGGAGTCTCATTCCCAAGCTGAGCCATGATGCCGCTGTACTTGCTCTTGGCTTCGTCTAGCTCGACTTGCAGAGAAGCGACTAGCTCTGATAGGCGGGCTACTTCCTTGGCCCCATTACCGGCCAGCACTTTGTCTACGATGGCGTTTTCCAGGTCTGATGTCAGCCGTCGGATGGTTTCCGATGCGCGATCAAGTCCCTCTTGGCGTTCCACGGCTAGACGATACTGCCTAGTGATAAACGCCGCCGTTGTCTCGTTTCCGTACATGCCTTTAAGTGAGGCGTGCTAATTCAGCGCCCGCCAGCGCTTTTTGATGTCTTCAGCTTCTCGCTCTGCAGCGATACGTGCATCCAGATCGTTCTGCCCTTGCCGAATCAGCGCCACGGGATCACCGCTGCATCTGCCGCTCTTGTTCGCTTCGGCCAAGATGGCGGCTAGCTCCGCGCGGATACGGTCGCGGTCTGCGGTTATGGTGGAAAGCTCCGCCAGTTTTCGCTCTAAGCACTGTTTAACGCTTTCATTTCCCTGCATGCCAGCCGCTGCCGCTAGCGAATAAATCTGCGCGTAGTCATCTTCATATTCTCGCAGCCTGCGTGTTTCCTTGGCTAGCTCCGCGCTCAGCTTGCGTACTTCCTCTTGCGCGCTGTTTTGCTCCTTAACCGCCCACACATGCAATTTGTGAGACTGGTCGTATTTCTTATTGGCTTCATCCAGCGCCTTCCGTAGGAACGTATTTGAGTTCCCTAACCGAGTCACAAAGTCGATAACTGGACCGTTCTCGCTTTCTGGGTTCACGATCTTCGCAATCTCGCTCAGCTCCGTTCTGGCTCTCAGGCTTTCCGCTCGTGCAGTCTTTAGTTCCTCAGCGGACCGCAGACGGGATTCCTCGTATGAGCGCTGTATCTGCTTATTGGCGTTTCCCATCTTCAGGCTCTCGCTAGCAGCGTCGCAGCGCACCTTGTACAGCTCTGCATTCAAGCGCTCGATGAACGCGCCGATCTTCTCTCCCTGCTTTAGTCCGCCAGCCTTCGCTGCGCCATGGATCGCGGTCAGTACTTTTTGCAGCCGTGCGACCGTCTGGTCTTTGCGCTTACTCTCGGCGCAAATGCGATCGATGAACCATCCAAGAGACTCGCCATCAGTGCGACCGTTGGCTTTCGATATGTCGTTTGCTTCCTTGGTGTATGAGTCATTGGTTTTAGCTACAGCTAGTAAGCGCGTAAACTCCGCATCCATCTCTTTCTTTGCCTTGGCACGGTCATTTTTTACTGACTGTAGTTCGTCATGCGTTCGCGTCATGAACTCAAAGAGCGTTTCATCCTCCATGCGTCCAATGCCATCGGCGACTTTGTAGGCGTACTCCATAACGCTGTCGTTGCCTGCAGCCATAAGGCTCACACGCTCCGCCTCTAACTCTCGGATCCTCTGCAGCTTCTCCTCGTGCCAAGCGCGGACCTTCAGCAATTCCTGGCCTTTGTCTTGCGCATCTTGCTTCCACATCTTCAGGGCCTCACCGGCCTCAAACGCGCGCGTGCCTTCCTTCTCAATTTCGGCATCTTGGCGCTTCAGAAAGTCGATTACCGATTCGCCTTCTTCCGCTCCGCACTCTGACGCTTCTGCTGCAATCGCCGCCATCCGCGCAGATAGACCGTCAATGCGTGCGATGTCATCAGAGTGAGTGCTGTTTAGCTTGGCAATCTCTGCAGCCTGCCGATCCATGAAGCTCCACAGCGTCTCATAGTCAGCGCGTCCGAGATCGTTCGCGCACTTCCACAGCTTCTTCATGTTCTCTTCGGATTCCGAGTTAATGCGGTTGGCGCGCTCCCGCTCGCGCCGTGCTTCCTCTTTGGCTGTGGCTAGGTCGCCAAGTACGCGCTTAATAAACTGCGCATGAGTCTCATCGGGTAGGACTCCGTACTCTTCAGCTGCTGCCTTTGACTCAGCTTCGCCAGCCTTTAGGTCTTCTACCTGTGCTTGCAGCGCAGTTATGCCGGGCTGCGACACATCGAGCGCCGTCTTTAGGAAGTCACACAGAGACGCTTCATTGGTCCACCCATAGACCTCATTCCAGCCGTGCTTCCGTGCGCACTTTCGCACCTCGCCAAGCTGCTTTTCTAGGCTGTCAATACGCGCCGCGCTTCCAAGTAGCGTTTCGGTTGTCTCGCTCAGCAGCTTGGAATATCGGCCCTCTTCGGCCTGCAGTTTAGCCTTCATGTCTTCGGCTAAGCGCTGCGCTACCTGAAGAGAGTCCCAGACTCGCACCATGTAGTCTGTCATCAGCTCATCTGGTATCCGCCCATTTTCCATCGACACACCATGCCACTCGTCCATCAGCGCGCGATCGTCTCGAAGTGATTTGATGGTGGCGTCTTTGGTCTTCAGCTTTTCCTGCATGTCTTCCGCGAAGCGCTGCGCCACTCCGAGCGAGTGCCAGACGCGGACCATGTAGTCTTCTACCGGTTCTTCGTCAACGCGCCCGTTTTCCTCTGACACTTCTCGATGCTTTGCGACAATGCCTTTATAGTATTCGAGCGCCGCCCCGTTCTGGTCATTTGCATAATTCAGCGTCGTGACCCGAGTTATAAAGTCGCATAACAATTCCCGGCCTTGTTGCCATCCGTTGCTACTTGCTGCGCGCTCAATCTCTCCGAGCGTCTCAATCACTCGCTTGATCATCGTCTCACCGTTCCTTTTCCATTGTTTCGTTGCTATGCAGTCATCCACTCGGGCGCTTGCAGGCCATCTGGATACAAGCTCTGCGCCTTCTCGTAGGCACGATTCAGCGCGTCATGCAGGGCGCGCCGCTGCTGCGATGGCGGGTTGTGCATCACCTCGACTGCAGCCCATGACAATCGCTTAGCTCTCTTGTATCTGTCGCGCGCTCGGCTCATAGCGCCCCGACTGCAGCCAGCATCCCAAGTACCACCCCTGCCGCCATGGCATAAATCGGCCACGCTATCGGCCTACGAACCTGTACACACGCTTGCTCGATGATGATGGTCATGCGTTCCCCTCGTGTTCTGTCGATAGCAGCTCGTCGATGACTTGCATCATCGCCTCGCAGTTATGGCAGTAACCAGCGCGCAGCGTCTTTCCCGCAACGGACTCCCGCTTGTGCTCAGCATGCTCGGCCCGCACCGAGTGCATGACCTCGTACGCGCGATTTACAGCCGATCGGCGTTGCTCGACGAACTTGCGCACGATCTCGGCCCGCTTCTGAAACTCATTCACGATAGAACCTCCTGCCTGTGACAAGTGGTGCCACGGCAGGTGGTTACTATGCAAGTTTTTTTGTGGGATTGTTTCGATTGCTGACTGGTTACTAGCTGCTACTCGTCGATTTGTTGGAATCTTCGGAGGGCTTTACAGCGTCATATGCAGCGCCTACTACAGCTGCAGCACCTGATAGGATTGCGCCAGCCACTCCCAGAATGCTGGGGCCGCTGCTGCTGTCTTCATCCGGTGGCGCTTCGTCGTTATCGTCTGGCTCTGGACCGTCGAGCGTGATCTCAATCTTGACGGTGTTGCCTTGGACGGTGACAGAATCAACACCGGACACTAGCGGGGCTCTAGCTGGTTGATCTGCAGGATGTGGGTGCCGGGCTTGGCTTTGACGATGACCACCGATAGCTGCGTCACTTCGCTGGAACTGGATTTCCCGCTGATGATGAAGCGCTGATCTGCCGTCTCTGCCTTGAACGTCTGCTCTACCCATTCCGGGTGAACACCAAAGAAGCGAGCGGGACGCACTAAGACCGTGACTTCACTGCCCTTTGCTAGATCCAAAATGAATGATCGCGGCAAACCGTCACCAGCTGCAGTGTGGTTCCCGGTCCATGTCATCTCGCCGCAGCCTTCTGGCTTGGTGCAATGAAAGGCGGTCAGCGCCTTGGTGGGGCACGTCGGCATGCTCGCGGTAGGATCCGCACGGGTCCACCCGTTGCTGACGTTGATGCTGGCGTCATTGTTGATAACCGGCGACGGTGTGCATGGCGCGGCCTTCATCGCGGTCTGCATCTCGTACTTGATCGGGTCGGTTCCCGGCCACTGACCGCTGGCGACCATGGCGCACCCTGACGCCAGCAGCAAACCCATCATCAGCATCGCAACAGACAATCCTCGTAAAGTTCGCATAACTACTCCTCTGTTCGTTGTTTTGCTGCAGCACCTGGACCACCCAGGAGCTCCAGATCTTTGCGCGCGGCTTCGTTCACTGCCTTGCGCTTAGCTTCGATCTCTTTGGCGTGTGCATCCCACGCCTCTTTTCCGGCTTCGATCGCCGCGATGGCAACCTTGGCAATGCCCACCAGAACGCTGGTCATGGCTTGATCGCTGGCACGAACTCTTTGCACGGCCCAGACTCTGCAGCCTTCACCGCTTCCGCAAGGCCATCCAGCGAGCCCGTGGCCGCAACTACCGCGCTTACGCAGTCCACACTGGCTGGGCACTGACCGGGCACCTTGCAGTTCGATACAGCGCGAATCCGCATCGCATCCAGCCGCTTGAGTAGAGCCATCTCGCCAGAGCACCCAGATAGCACAATGGCCGTCACCGCAATCATCACTCGCATCTCATCACCAGCTTCTGTTCGAACTCGGTCTGTTCTGCTGGGCTCAGTCCTAGCACCTTGGGGATGTTGCCCGCTAGAATCTGGGCCACAGCATTGCGCTCCAATCGGCTCAGCGTAACAGCTTGCAGCCGGTAGTCCTCAAACGCTTCTGCGCAAAGCGGAACCCAGCCGCCCACAATCTCATAGATCACGTCGGCATAGGCACGGATCTCGCTCTGCGCGTGGCCGTCCTTGCGCAGCCTTAGGAAGTGGAGCAGGTTGTGCAGGTCAATCTTCCAGTACCACTCGGTGTAGGTATTGAGCGTCAGCGACAGCCGCGCCGTCTCGCGCGCTACCTGGGGCCTGCTATCGTCCTGTTTGTTACCTTCGCCGTCGTCATTTAGAAGCATGCCGTACAGCTGGCAAGCGTCCTCGGAATTGAGAATCAGCCCTTGCCGCACGATGTCGGCATCGACCTTATCCAGCACGCCGCCGCTGCCTTGCTTGTTTGTCAGCGACTGCCCTGCGATGCGCTCCAGCTCAGGGATGTAAAACTCGCTCGCAAGAATCGAGTAGCGCGCCGACAGCTCGTTGACCTTGGCCGTGCGATGCCTGATCCACTGCCGCGCCACGAAGATCGGCAGCTTGACATGGAGCTTGATAGACGCCATCTCAAGCGGGGACGTGTGATCTTTGCGCATTAGGTAGCGGATCAAACCTCGATCGCTGCTGACGCTCTTGGTTCCCGCTCCATACGAGACGCGCGCTGCTTGAACGATCGCGCTGTCGTCTCCCATGTAGTCGATGACCCTAATGAAGCCATGATCTAGCACATTGTGCGGCTCCCCCAGGATGCCGTCTAGGTACGGGCTTCTAGTTCGCGTGATTCGCATTGAGCCTCCGCCTCATCTCGCGGTCATACGCTTTGAGCACAAGAGGCGGAACACTTGCGCGATCTACAGCTGGTGGCCATCGGCTTGGGTCTTCATTAAACCAGTCCGGCGTAGTGAGCTTGCGCGCCTCTTTGTCATCGTCTCGCCACTTTTGTAGGTCGGTCATTTATAGCGCCTCCATAGACGCCCTAAGCTGTTTACATTTACCGAGTCATCACGATCGCCTACGCGCGGCCTATTAGTCGCTACGACCCCGATATCATCGCCGATCCGGCCCGCATAGTCCGAGTGCGCTGCATTCATCAGCAGCAGGCTCTTGACCGCTGGCGATGGCGAGATCCACGGTACGAATGCATCACCGTTATGCGCCATCCACCCGGCCATCACCAGCCGCTTGCACTCGTCGATTCCCGACTTGGGACTGCGCGAAAACAGCACGCTAGCGGCAGGGTTGAACTTGCCATGCTTGAGAGTCAGCAGCATAAGCGCGCACAGGTTCGGGCTCTTGTAGATCTTACCCAGTGCTGCGTAGCTCTCATCGACAAAGCCAGCGCACTTTTTCAGCAGCTGATTCCGTGCGATGACCTTGGCATGCGTTGCGTAAAACTGCGGGATGGGGTCCGGCATCCTAGTCTTACCGGCGCAGCAGCTCACGCCAGACTCTGCATTGCGCTCTGTGCATGACTCATCATGCTTAAACCAATGTACCGTCACCCACTTTGTCGATGCGTAGTCTAGGACTCGCACCGTATATACTGACAGCGAGGTCCTAAAATCCCCCTTGCTGTAGTTGATCCAGATCACTCGCATGTATAACCCCTGCCGGTGGTTTACTGACGCTTTGTTGGCTGTGTCGGAATGCGAATCATGATGGTCTTGTCGTCGATGACCCGCCTACGCTCCAACACGGCGTTGTTTGAATTTCCCTCAATGGTGCTGATCCTCGTTAGGTCGCCGCGCTTCACAATCCCGCAGTGCGAAACCACTCCCTCTTTGTTTGCGAAGAACACCACATCGCCCTCTGCAGCTCTTAGGACGTTGTGAGCCCATGGAATCTGGCGGACGTTGGCCAAGAGCATGCGCGCTGATAAGGAGCACTGCTTACGCTCGATGATTCCAAAGTGCCATAGTAGCCGCGACAGAAACCCAGCGCACCACTTGTCACCGGGACCACCTCCAAGCCACTCTACAGACCACGCCTGCACTGGCCCGCAGTTTGCGCCGCCTTGCTCTTTGAGGCCCACCAGCCGGTGCGCTAGCTGAAGTGGGCTCTCGGCCTGCTTTACGGCCTCTTCGATTTGATGCTGGTCGCTTTTGCTCTGCAGATCGTCGCTCATGGTCCCACCGCCGAAGTTAAACGGCCAGTCTATCAGCGGTGAGCATAGTTGTCATCGGAGCATCCCAGCGACCAGCAGTCCGAAGGTGACTGCGAATACCGCTACGGTTAGCGCGCCTTTCCGCAAGTGCGCGAGTTGTGACCGCTCTTGGTGCAGACCGAGCACGTTCGGACCGTGCCCGAGCTGACCTTGGCTTTGGCCTTCGGAGCGGCCTTCACTTTGGCAGCGGGCTTGGCTTTGGTGGCCTTGGTTGCTTTCGACTCTTTGACTTCGGACTTCTTTGCTTTTGCCATGGTTCGTATCTCCGTGTTTATGAGTGACTGACTCGTTAATAATTCGGTCTCCGTCTTTCACTTTGCAAGCGAATTGTTGCTTACGCGCAAGATTGCGCACTCCTACCCTATCAATGCAGCTCTGGCAGCTTAGATTTCCATCTGCTGCCTGTGCCTTAAAGCAAGACTGACATAGCCCTTGTGCCTTGGCTGCAAGTCGTCGCTGATAGCAATAAGTCGCTGTCACTTTTGCGCATCTCTTGCACTTCATTTTTCCCGGCATGCAGCGCATCTTGGTGCATACGACGCAGTGACCGATCGTATTGGCCACTTGCTTGCGCTGGTCAAAGATCTCGCGGTGGTCTTCAGCGCAGACCACGCACATCTTGCGACCAGGTGCCGGTGGAGTTCTCACGCAGCGGCTGCAGAGCCCTTTGGTCTGGGCCTTGTGCTTCCTGTTTTCGCGGTAGACCTTCCATTGAGCGCGCAGCTCGTCATGGTCCGCGCTCACAGCATGTTTCCTTTGTTGTCTGTTGGCCAGCGGACCTTGTTCCCATGCGCATCGCATGGCCAGCAGTACGGCCTAAAGTATGGCCTGTACTTCACTTCAGTTTTTGATGTCATCCAGATCTGTAGCTCTGCGGATGTCAGAATTTCCACTTTCACGCTGTCATACTTGAACATCCACCACGCGACTTCTTTCATTGCTTCGCTCGATGGATAGCCAGGGCGCATGCGCGGATTGATTTCGCGCAGCACAGCTTGCAGATTCATACCCTCTTCGCCCGCAATATCACTCAGCGCGCTAGATAGCTCGTTCGTGGTGGCAACGTAGCAGAAGCTGCCATCATTGCGACGCTTGCTGTAAACGCAACCGATACCCATGTTCCAGCCCTTGCGCGCTAGCCACATGCGGATCTCGTCTATCGATATGCCTTGCGCCTCATCTAGCTTCTGTTCTTCCTCGGTCAGAAATGCCATCACTCGTCTTCTTTCATTGCCATCTTGCAGGCTTCCGACAGCGTGTCTTTGTCCAGGCTGCGCAGTCCGCCTTCCAGCGCTTTAATGGCCGCATCTGGGTCTGATTGCGACAGTGCGTTGATGATGCCGGTTAGCAGCTTCATCTGCGCACCGGTCACAATCAGGTGGGTATCGACTACCGACATGAGCTTTGGCGTTACTGCCGGGTCAGACATGCCGCGTAGCCTGACTGGCAGCACATTCTTGGCTGTGATCACCGCATGGCAAAACATGCACAGCGGAATGACTAGCAGGTCAGAGCACTTCTGACTGACGCCGCGCTCTCCTCGGTGGTCCGCCTCAGTGTTGCCGTGCTGTACTGCGCCGTGAAACTCGCAGTTTACGCAGCGGTGCGATCTGACATAGCGCAGATAAGCATCACACCTAAACCGCGTCTGCGTCTTGGGCTGCGCGGCTGGCTCTCGATGAACTGGTGCTTCGCTCTCGTCCTCTACCTCTGGCATTGGAGCAAGCGCTGCAGTCTTTGCCCTGGTCCGCACGGGCTGAACTTTGATCGCTGACACGCGCTCCTTGGAGCTGTCCGCAAAGCGCACAAGGTAGGACTTCTCGTAGACCTCTTCGATCTCGCCCAGCCGGTCCTTTTTATTGGCTCCTACTGGCTTGACGATGCACGTTTCTCCCTCCTCTAGGCCCCTCACTTGGCAGCTCCCTTCCGGGCCTTGCGCTTGGCATCAATGCGCGCTAGCTCAGCTTTGACCTTAGCTCGCTCGGCAATCAATTCCTTGCAGGCTTTGGCGTACAACGCTTCCAGGTCATCACCATCATCGGCATGCGCTCGGACTAGCGCCCGCTTGCCGCCGATCGCCATGCTCAGTTTCTTGGCCTTCTCGCGCAGCATATCGCGGCGCTTCTGGGTCGAAGTTGCCATCCGCTCAGATCCTTGAATGATTCTCATTTTCCATTAACCGTAATGTCAGAAGCATCGGCCTCTTGGACTTCACCAGCTACGGAACCGCCGTCACTCGTAACCGTAGTGAATGAGCCGCGCCCTTTGGGGCCATTGTGCTTGACCGTGGTGATGCTATTTGGGCAGCGAACTACGGAAACGACTCTGCCGTTGATCTTGACTACGTGCGCCGTGCAGTCGTCTAGCTCTGGCACCTGCGACAGCTCTGGCTTGGGGTGAGCGCGCTCATAATAGACGGCAATGACCATGAACACCGCAATGATCACCAGAGCAGCAAAAGACCCCCACGGAAAGTCTGCTGATGACCTTCTTCTGTAGTTACTCACGTTGCACCCCCAGGAACCGTCTATTCTTGGTTGCCATCAGTTCCGCTCCTCAATGCTATCGTCGTAAACGATCTCCCGCACTGCTGTGAGCGCCTTCTTTGCCTCTGGGGTCACGCTTGGATTGCCGATCTTTTCCAGCTCATCCGAAGCGCACAGAATCGCGAAAAACACACGTCCGGTAGCCGGGATCTCGTGCGCTATGGCAATCAGTGACTCGTACTGCGACTTGGTGATTGCTGCTGTGTCTGCGTCGCGGTCTGGCTTCTTCTCGACCAGGACCGCAACGGCTGCAGTACACCGCGCAAGCACGCCGCAGACCAGCACCATCACCGCGCCCACGATGCCGATGGATATCAGGTGGCTTGCAGACTTGATCCAGCCTAGCGCCAGCATCGCCACGTTACATGCCGCCAGCGTGATCGGCACCCCGTAGTACAGCCACTTGATTTGATTCAGGTAAACGCCGCGCGACTGCACTTCCCGTATCGCCCACGATGCATGACGCTCTCGAAGTAGCTGCAGACACCTAGCCCTGGTCATTACCCGCCCCGATGCTTTTCAGCCAGTCTGTGATCGGCCCACCGCTACGCTCGCCAGCCTTCAGCGCTGCAGCCTTCAGGGCATCCACCGGCACCTTGGCCGCATCGAACATGCGCTTCTTGGGCTTCGGTTGCTTCTTCTCTTCTGGCTTCTGCAGCTCCGCCTCTTGCTTCTCTAGCGGCAGCTTGGCGATGCGCGCCGCTCGCGCCAGCGTGACCTTGCCATCGGAGTACGCGCGCAGCACTGGCAGCGATGCTTCCATCAGCGGCTCATGCACTCGCCGCACTTCCTTGGCCGGGGCGACTAGGTGCTTTGCCACGTCATCCCAGGACCATCCAGCCGACAGCATGTCACGCACTGACAGCTGGTCTTCGTAGGCGCTGGTCCGCGATCGGTTCGCGTTCTCGCCGACAAACGCAGCCTTCATCTCGGCGTCAGTAACCTTTTCGTAGGTGGCCCGGATGCGCGCCTTTGCCAGCACTTCCTCCCCGCGCTCGCGCCAGATCTTGATTGCCTCCATGAGCGCATGCACGCGACGGTTGCCGTAGATCACCTCTAGGACCGGCTGGCCCTCTTTCGCGTCGTCCGTGCCCCGGTATGCGTCTTGAATGAACGCCAGTTGCGGATCACCGGTCACGTAGTCGAGGCCCGTCTTGCGGAACTTGATCGGCGTATCGATCGGCTTTCGCGCCTCTACGATATAATCGACCAGCGCTTTGAACGCTGGATTGCGCATCGAGTACCGGAACTCATCCCGCCGGTCGTACAAGTAGTGCTTCGGGTCCATGATGGACCGAAGCGCAGCTGGATCTACCGCGATCCCGTTGTCATTGACCCTTACCGCAACCCCTAACCAACTTCGTTTTCCCATGATGCCTCTCTCCTGCCGGTTTAGTTTTGTGCTGCTACTTCGGATGTTTGGCGCTGAGGTTTTCGACAGCCCCGCTCGCACAGCACAAGCGCAACCAAGAGCAACGCGGCTGCGCCAAGTCGCGCCCACGGTCCCAGGTGAATGTGCCGTGGTGAGTAGCTGACGGTCAGGCAGTCGGAAATACTCGGCCTGCCAATGATGTTTCGTGAAACGGTCAGAGCTTGTGGCATGTCGCAAGCCTTACAGCTGGCTCGCTTGCTATGCAAGGCTTTTTTTGCAGATGATGTTACAGCGCTGGGCAGTGGCCGCCATCAGGAGGACGACATACGCAGCAGCCAGCCTCGCACACTCCCCAGATTGACGGGGTGCATGTGTCGCCACACGGCTTGCAGCTCTTGGCCATGTCAAGCGCTGGCTTGGCCACATCAATCGGCGTAGCGCTGGCATCTTTCCCAGGTGGCGGCAGTCGATAGCATCCCAAACTGAGCGCTGCAGCCGTCGCAATTACTAACGCAAGAAATGATCGCATGAATCCTCTTTGGCCATGTTTGTGGCAGTCAGCAGCTTTGCAAACGCGAGTAGCTGCCGTTCTGCGGATCTGTGTGCCAGATCGTGATATCGCATCCTGGCTAGCGTGTCTGCGTCTTTTCAGTGCTGGATTGCTGCGACTGCGTAGGCGCTGGCCGAAGTAGCGTGCATCTTGTCACCTTGCGTAAGGTTGTGTGCTTTGGCAGTCTAGTGGACATGCCCGAGCCGACCATTACAGCCAGCCCCGATGGATCTACAATAACATGGAGTTGCACCCGCGAGCAAGCCATCGCCATTGCGGTGGCTACTCAGGACCGCAAGATCGAACAAGCCGAGCCCGTCCTGCGTGCGCTCATCGGCTCCCCAGCTTGGAAACAGCAGACCGGCGAAGGAACACCGGGGCCGCTGTCACAAGCCGAGGTAGAGGAGTTCCGGCTTACAAACAACTACCCCGTGATCCCTTAATCGTTCTCGCCCTTCTCGGGGAACATATGCGCTTGCCGTGGGTCCGCCCCATCCTTGGCCTTGGCGGCGCGCTTGTCACGCTCGCGATCACCAGCAATCAGCTCATCTTTGTAGACCGACGCCAACGCCTGAGCAATGAACCCCGCCTTGGCCCCGATGGCCTTGCCGGTCTTAGCCACCATGTCGGCGGCTTCTTTGATCTGGCCCGCTCTGTTTCGGTGGCTCTCGATGTCATTTGCCGTATCCAGCGGATTTTGCTTGCTGGACTCGACAACGCGCCGACGGTTCTCGTCACACCCAAGCATCTGGGAGTCAATGATCGTAAGGCTCTCGGACACAAGCTCTAGCGCAGAGAGCGCGTCTTGCAGCTTGCCGATCGCTTCCTCCATGCGCTGCGCTGGCAGCTTGTCATCCTTGCCGCCTGACATCGCTGCCTTTGCCGCATCGGTCAGAACTTTGAGCGGGTCGCCTTTGATCGTGACTGACTTGCCGCAGCTCGACATCGTTACCGACTCCACTACAGGCTTAGTTGCTTTCTTCATGGGCTCTCTTCTTTCGTATGGGGCACCCGCTTAGGTGCCCCGGTTGTGGTCTTACTTCTTACCGCGCAGCACGTCGCCGCGCTCGATGTAGGCGCGGTTCCATGCGTACATGTCTGCACCTTGGTACGTGGCTTGCGCGTCATCGTTAAGCGCATCCAGTTCCTTCTGATTCTTTGCCGATTCCAGGCGAGTGAAGAGCGTCACTGGTGCGCTAGGCGTCGCAGCCTGCTCTTGTGCTACCGGTGGCGCTGCTGCAGCAGCTGGCGCGGCGGTCTGCGCTGGCTCTGGCTTCTTTGCCTGGGTCTTTTTCTTCTCGGCCTCATCTGCCTTGGCTTTGATCTTGGAAGTCAGATCGCCTGGCTGGTCGCTGCCTTCATCTTCGGCTTTCTTTTCGGCCATCAGCTGCGACCACTTTGCATCACCTTGCTTGATCGTCTGGTAGATGGCGCGCAAGATGGGCATGTCCTCTAAGCCAATCTCGTGTCCGAGGTATTCTTTGATGTCTGCTGGCGAGACACCCAAAACTCCGAAGATATCAAACAGCACCTTGCGTTGCTTGTCTGGGTCTTCCTTGTCAATGGAACCTTGCGTTTTGAGCACTTGCTCCATGCACTCTTCCACGATGTCGCCTGGGAGCATGCGGAGCACCTGCTTACGCAGCGCTTTGCTGATCATGCTGGCTTGCTTTTGCTGCGTCTCTTCATCGGTCGCCCACAGCGTATAGGTGATATCTCCATAGCTGTTCTTGCGCGATGAAACTGGCTCACGTCCCTCCGTGAACTTGCGCTCGACTTGCTTGATAATCACCACGTCCGCAGAATAGGTAAGATTATTTTCCAAGTCTGTGGCAGAGACACGCATCACGCGGCGCTGGTCATCGTCATGGATGACCGCCTCTTCTTCTAGGACGTTTGTGAAACAGCGCAGCGCAGCTTCCGCAAAGCGAATCGACGGTCCTACGACGTAGTTATCAACCATCTTGTTCGTCTCGGGGTCTTTCTTTTTTCCCTGCTTTTTGGCGTACCGAGCAACGGCTGCAAACCCAGGACGACGGCACTCTTTCAGGATTCGCGCTCGGAACTCATCCATGTCGCGCGGGTTTTTCATGGCCAGCGCATATCGAGCCTGCACTACTGCGCGGCTTTGGGCTTCCACCGCTGCCGCGATCGTGGCTTCCATGCTGTTGGCTTGCGCAAGTGCAGTGTTCCCGGCTGGTACGATCTCTGCATTGGTGTGTACGCGGTCTAGTGCTGTCGTGGTCATTTGATCCTCACTAGCAGAGGTCTATCCCCTGCGATGTTTGTCCGGTATGTAACTCGACCGCCCGCCCATTGTGCGCAGCTCGCCGATCCAAGATGCTGCCGGATTCGATTGCGCAAAATGTCGTGCTTGGCTTTCATCTTCTTTATCGCGTCGGACTGACGGTTGTGCTTTAGCGCCATCGCCACTAGCTGCGCGTCGGCCTCGACTGTCTCCCCGCGATCTGGGTGCATCGCTCGCAAAATGGCCGTTGCTGTCTCGCTTCCGTCGAGCGTTGGCATCACGTTTGCGACGACGTGCTCAAACCAAAACGTCCTGCAGATAGTCAGGACGTTATCTATCAGCTTCTGGTCCCGATCGATCCTGATAATCCGTGGGTCTGTCGAGCATATCAGCGCCACAACGTCCGTGTGCTGAAAGCCCGTCACCATCATTTCCAAGTTGCATTGCAGGACCACGTAGTCAGGTGCTCCATGGTCCCAGTGATCGGCCATGTACCGACCGACTGCCTTGGCCTGCACATTAATGCAGTCTTTCATCGCCAGCGCGTCCGGCGTGGCTGCTATCCAGCTCTCTGCGCCGATCAATGTTGGCGACTTGGTGAGCTTGCGCCCCGTCTTGTCCGCGTACCACTGCAGCAATACCGGCTCTAGTAGGTGTCCCATCTCTGCGGCGTTGCTGTCGTCTCGCTGAAGCCAGCCCTTTTTAGAACCCCAGATGTCGAGCTTAGTCTTGAACGGGTCAAAGCCGCAGACCGCTGCTACTTCGGACGCTCCTAGGTAGCTCTTGCGTGCTTCATGATCAAGCATGCTGCCTGCATGGCTCGCCTACCTTGAGCCCACACCCGCTGCAGCTGTGGCCCTCATGCTTAGCACCCACCATCAGGGTGAAGCTGTATCGGTGCTCTCGGCCAGCCGCTGTGTCAAGTGTTAGGTGCCCACCCTGAAAGTCGATGGTTGCTGCCTCGAACTTCTGTCCCGCCTTGAACTCTCCAACATCCTTGGTGAGTTCTACACCGCTAAAGCAGACATCATGCTCGCCGATCTGACAGATGTCGTCGGTGTAGGTAAATGGCAGCGCGCTTGTGGTTTCCGTACCTGTGGCGACAGACATCTTCAGCTCGCAGCCAGCCTTAAACGCGCGCAGCATAGACGCGCACTCACTTGCCCGTGGCCGTGCTCCGATCTCGTCCATGCTCTCTAGCAGGAACTCGCGAAAGCCTGCGCACTGCGCCATGTACGGCTCTTGCTGAAAGATGCGGTCTAGGTATTGCTCATTGCTCTCTTCCGTCTTCTCTTCTTTGTCATCGTAGAAGAAATTGAGCTTTGCGATTCCGGTTTGCTTTGGCAATCTTCCGACGGTGAATCGAATCCATCCAAGGTCTTTTCCGTCTCTGATAGTGAGTCTCGCTCCACTCTCAATGGGACCGACGCTTCTGCTGCATTCTTTGCCATCTGCGCCGATGTACGACACCGAGTTATTCTCTCGGTCATACTGAATCAAGCCATGTCCTACGTCTTGGTTAGGCCCGCACTCGATGTCACCATTTACGAAGTGGTCTACAGAAAACCCCTGCGTAAGGCTCCATCCGCCTTCGATCTCGCACTTGTTAGCTTTTCCCCGTGTCACTTGCTCGCCCCCTTATAGATTGCTTTCCAGGTCCACACAAACCGACCCACAACGGCATACGTTGCCGTCGATCTAGAATCCTGATGTTGCTCTACCCATGTTTGCTGCCACGTCGTAGTGACTAGCTCCCAGCCTTCGATCAAAGACTCTGGATCTGTTTCTGGCGGTTCCGGAGCTAGTGGCACAGCGCAGTCGGGGCCTTTGTCATCGCTGACGGTGATTGCGTATTTCATTGGATCACGCAGACCAGACAAGCATTCCAAAGCACACTTCAGGCTGTGATCCGTAGTGCTTTGTAAGCACAGCAATCTGCTCCGAATATAGCCGGACAATCTTTGTCTTTTGTTCAGCGATCATCACTTCGGTGATCTGGTAGTAACCGGGTGTCTCTTCATCAATTACACCAGCGTCGTTTGGGTACCAGATATCGCTTCCATCATCGGGAAGTGCCTCGGAACAATCTGTTAGATGACACAGTGCTTCTTTGATTTCGTCTTGAATTGCACTCTGCTCTACGGCGTCAACTTGCATGCTATAGGATCGAAGCTCTATTTTCTGTCCACAACTTTGACAGAACTTTCCATCCTGGCGTTTGCCACAGCATGCGATTGGACTCATTCCATACTCTGTCCTCTTAGGACACACAAACTTCAGGTATGCAGTGACTCTGATGTTTATTTCAATTCCCATGTCTAGTACCTATCCAGGTCGATGACCTGCAGATTGCGCTTCGTAAATCCAGCAGCCTTGCCAGCTTGACGTGCCACGTATTGAGTGGCGAATCGGCGGGACGCTCGCAGCATTCCGAAAGCGTCGTACCAGCAGAATCCGCCGACAGTGAACGGCTTACCCGAGAGTCGTAACATCATGCAGCACCTGTCGAGCACTGCGCCATCATCCGGGCTGCTACTTTGACCGGCCCAGCGCTCAGAACTAGCGCAGCTTTACGCGCCGCTCTGACAGCTGGGATCTGCGTGATTCCTTCAGCGATGGCCTTCTCAAAGCTGGGCCGTGTCGCCGCCATGGTGCGCAGCATGTCTTTGCGCCACTCGGTGTAGCGCATCTGACGATCGCACTGTTTCCTAGCTTCCAGCTTTGCATGGTGGGCTAGCTCCGCGACGTACTCGTAGTCAGGATTGACCGCACCGTGCTTGTCCTCCCAGTCAATCGCCTTGTTAGTCAGCTCCTCTGAGTAGACGAACAGGTCCCAGAACTTGCACCCAACAAACCCACATCCGCAATCGGTAGCCATATTAGCGACCCCCAAAGGAAAAGACGATCGGACGCTCTGAATCAATCCGCCGGTCCGACATCAGGTGATGAATGCTCACCAGAACCGAGCGCTTGATTCGCGAACCATTCATCAAGTACTGCGCGCTCGCCTTGACTTGGCGAACTTCCTTCATGACCCGCGCTGCAATGAAGCTAACCAAAGACCCCAGCATCATCTCGATACCTGGGCAGATGCGCTCCAGGTCGATGGTCTTGCTGACGTAGCAGTTGAAAGCCGACTCATCGCAGGCGACCAGGGCGCGCACGCCGTGCTGAACTACATCCATCGAGCGCTCAATTACGCGGTGATACCAGCAGCCAAGCGTGGGAAGACGGCCCAGCGCATCGGCAATCGCGCTACGAACTTGATAACCTGGGATGGCGAGAAGGATTTGAGCGGTGCGGTTCGTTTCCATGCCCTCAATCTGCCAAACTACCGCACCACTTGCAAGTGTTTTTGTGCAAGAAAGTGTCTTGCCGTCGGCAAATAGTTTTACTCGCGGCTGTTTTGCGATTGCCAGACTAGGCTTTCAACGCCAGAAACACCGGTCTGCTGCAGTTCTGGCACGTTGACCTTTTGCCAAGACCAGCGCAGCGCTTGCTCGATGTCCTGCGGCTGCGGGATATCCTCGTCTTGCAGGTCCTTACGCAGCGACACCAGCACGAATGCGTTTGTGACGTTGGTTCTGCCGGTTCGGAGCATGGTCGCTACCGAGTCCGCGCCGCGTACCCCAAGAAACCCGAGGTTGTTATAGATCTCGGTGAGGTTTGCATACTTGGCTAGCAGCGCTTTGGCCGTGACCTCGCCGACACCTGGACAGCCTTTGATGTTGTCGGCGCTGTCGCCAGCGATAGCCAGGAAGTCCGCGATCTGCGCAGCGTAGACCCCGATCTTTTCCCGCACCGCTGTGGCCCCGCGCACCTCTTGCCAGCCGATCTTATCCCGCCAGATCGCACCGGTCAGAGGACGCGCTAGCAGCTGGTAGAGGTCCTTGTCCCGCGTGTAGATTAGTACGTCCATCTCTGGCGGCAGTCTCGATACAGCCGTCGCGATCACGTCGTCAGCTTCGCCGTGCTGGCTGTAGATCGTGTGGATGCCAAGCGCTCGGCAGCACTTGATCGCCAGCTCGATTTGCTCGATGTGGCGCGCGTCTTTGGGTGGCCTGTTGGCTTTGTACTCAGGGCAGAGCCTCTTGCGCCAGTGCGATCCCGCTGGATGGTCGAAAGCTGCTAGCACATGCGTAGGCCGGATGAAGTTGATAGCGCGCCGCAGTCCCATCATAAACAGCGACGATGCAGCGTTGTAATCGAGGCTATCCTTTGAGACATGCCAGCATGCGTCTAGCATCGCGCGCCCGTCTAGGACTAGCAGCTGCATTTTTTCTGGCGCGGTCATCGTTGCACCTGTGGGCATCGGCCTTGGTATGGGCTTTCGTCTTGGCCGTGCAAGTTCCGGTAGGCTTCTGTGAACACGCGCTCGCAGTCTAGGTTGGGGCACATCTGCGCGGCACCTTGCTTGGCATTGCGCAGCTCAGCCTTGCATGCGTGGCAGTGTCCGCAATCGTGTGGCTCTTGGGTGTTCTGGCTCATCGTGGCCACCGATCCAGGATCTTGTGCAGGGGGTTTGTCAGCTCGATTTTGAGCGCTGGGTCTAGGTCTGCGGTCCGCACTGACTCCCCGACCCCGCGCTTGACTAGCAAGTTTTCCGACCAGCGCAGCGCGTAAACGCCCACATCAAAGCGCACAAGCAAGAGCCCCAGCTGGCCCTCATCATGTGCGTCCTGCAGGTGTGCTACTTGCTCGTCTGTCAGCCCAGACCTACCCAGCGCGTTACCGTCCACCGACTTGGCCTCGATGGCGACGTACTCCCACTTGCAGAGGTTCCCGCCAAGAGCCACCCAGTCCGCGCCGCTTCTTGCCGTGGGCGAAAACACGGTGCGCCCTTTGAGCTTTCCAGCTGCTGCATGGTCTGGGTTTAGCTTGTCGATGCGCCGGAATAGCCCAGAACGCAACGCCTCAGGGAACACCCACTTGCCCAAGTACTTCTCAAACTCCGCGCCGCTACTCTTTGCTTTCTTTCCTGCCTCTCTCCTGATTGCCGATGTCATGTCTTGCTCCATATGGTTCCGTAGTCCTTAAAAATCCTGCTAAACCGGTGCTGCCTCGGTCCAAAGTACACCAGCGCACTGGCAAACGTCGCGCTCTGTCCTTCGCAAAGGTGCTCTCCCACCATCTTGACGCGGGGCCTAACCGGTGGCTTAACACCGAGCGCTGCTGCTTTTTTGGTCTGTTCTTCGTGGCGACTTTTGAGTGCGTCCACCGTCTCAAGGAATTTCATCCGTCCGCGCCACGCCAGCCACAGGTTGACGCCCATCTTTACCTGCCACCATTCCGTGTCTACGCGGGCCGGGACCAGGGCGATAATTTCACAGCCGCGCCGCGCTTCCATGGCAATCTTTTCGGCGCAATCCGGGAGCGCATCCCCATAGGGCGGATTGGCATAGATGAGGCAGTCGGTCGGCCATGGAATCACCAGGGAGTTTTCCGGTAGCATGACTGAGCGCTTCGCGGGCACTAGCGAGAAGGGATTGGAAAACGGGTCGAATCCTATCTCGTCGAAAGCGCAGACTAGCTCGATGACATCCCGGCTCGTACACCAGTGCTCCGACTGGCTTTCGAGCATGACCCGGTGCTGTGGGTGAATCGGGGCCGGGTATTCCAGCGGCACCTCTGGGAAAAGCACGCCTTGCGAATCAGTCATTGATCTTCGCCTGTAGCTCTGACCGCCGTGGGATGCGTGCCGACAACGCCTCTAGCTCTCGCATGCGGGCCTGGATCTCGTCCGCTGTCAGCTTGGCTGCGCTCTTGTCGTCGATAGGTTTCACCTTCTCGGCAAGCCCCGCGAGCATCGCCGTGATCTCCGCGCTCCGGTTCACCTTGGCCTTGTACTCGGGCTTGGTCCGTGGTGCCGGTAGCTGCTTTGGCGCGGTCCCAGATGGTAGCGCGGCGCGTGCGACCTCTTCTGGGAAGTAGTGCGCGGCCACAGGGTCCGTGGGCTGCAGCGTTCCCTCTTTGACTGCAGCACGGATCACGGCCTCAGATCTGGCCTTGTCGTGGCCGATCGAGACGATCTGCTTTGGAAAGATGCCATTGATGCGGTTTTGCGCGCAGATCTCCTTGTAGGCAGCATCAAATGCTTGGCGCTGGGCAAACTTGTCTCCGTCAGTATTTCTAGCCACTCCCCATGCTCTAAGCGCCTCATCGGTAGTAATGAACGTGTCAGCCTCAGAAGATCCTGAAACCTGCGCATAGGCTATGGCTACCGGTGGCCGCCCATCTGGCAACCGAGCAATGATATGCGGCAATCCAACATTGCCAACCACTTCATTCTTGCATCGCTCAACTGCATATCTGACCGCCCTGTCTCCATATACAGACAAATCTGCTACTACGTATTTAGCCACTGCCCGTGACCATTTAGCTCCTCCGCATAACTCGGATAACACACCAAGTAGTTCTACCGTTTCAGCCGTAATTGGATCGTCTTGACCTGGGTTGCTCATTTATTCTCCATATCAATCGCGTTTTGCTTTCGTCGTTGTTCTTGTAATCGCATGTCTCGCGCTACTTCAAACATTGGATTGCTTGCGGTTCGTTCTTGATCTCGTGCTTCTGTGGCAGTGACCTGCCTGCCTGTCCGTGTCTCAGTCAGCAGCTTGTGCCAGTGCATTTCAAGCAATCCAGGCGAGTGCTGCGCCCGTACGTACATCGCATCGCTGTGGTGGACATAGCGCCGCGCAACCTCGCATGCTTCACCGATGGCCTGATCTTCCGACATATCAGGCGATCGGCCTTCGATGGCCATGACTGCAATGCGGGCGAAGTGGGTGTTGGTCCGGGAGTCTCGTAGGACTGGCACCGGTTCACCGCTCGCACTGCGATAAACGCTTCCAAACGCTTCCAGGTAGGCTTGAAATATCTTCGCTCCGTTAGTTACCTGCCTAGCCTGTTTCGCGCCTTGCGAGCGCACTGGCTTCGATTTAGCCGTATCTGCCAGCTGCAGTGCAAACCCCTGCTGCAGATCTGGCCCAGGCAAGTCAGAGCGCGGAGCGGTCTGAGCTTGGCCGGGAAATGTATTTTCTTTATGTATTCTTCGGGACGGGTCGGGACGGGTCGGGACGGGGGGCGATAACACCGTGCGAACTTCTTGCGTAACTACGCTGTCAGTCACGCCGTTAGTTACGGTGTCAGTTACTCCGTTCGTTACGCCGTAACGCGAACCGTCTTCTTTTCCGCTCAGCCTCGATAACTTGCGATCTCTGTACCTTTGTTGCCGCTCAGATGCGGCCTTGTTGGCAGCTTTTCGTTCTTCGCTACTTGGTTGGTAGCGCAAATAATTTGTGATCTGAAATTGATCACCTAACTCCGTCCAAAGTCCGACTTTGCACAGAGTTTGGACGCACTTAGGTCCGACTTTGGGCTTCTCTAGGTAGCCAAAGAACACTTTAAGCATGCTTCTCGGGAACTCCCCGTCGTTGGCTTGCTTATTGCATTCCGCGATGGATACGACCCACAGCCTGAACTCTGCGTCCGTTAGGCCGATGATCTTGACGTGGCCTGGGGCGGCATCATCTAGCTTGACCCAGCTCATGCAGGACTCCGAACCGGCTCAGGTGGCGGCACGTCTGATGCGCCAGTAACATACGCAAAGCCCTGGTCGCCAAGCTCCATGCGCATCACGCGCAGCAGCACGCTAGACGGGGCACGCTGGCCAGAGCAGATCCGACTGATTGCGGAGTGGGTCACGCTGCAGCGCTCGGCAAACGCGCGCATGGTGAGACGTTGAAGTGCAAGAACGGCGTGAAGCCGGTTGCCTTGTAACTGCGGGGTAGGTGGTCTTTTTTGTGGTGTCATCCATGGCATTGTGTGCCGCTGTCACCACGCTATTGCAAGGGGATTTTTGCAGAAGCTGCGCGCTTCCGAGGGTGGCCTGGGAACTACGGGACCGACACTAAGGCGTTAAGCTGGGGCGATGCTTTGACGTGCAGGACGCCCTGAGTGTAAATTCCTGAATCGTTCTTTGCCATTAATGAACCGGTAAATGGATTCACGAATATAAACAATGGCCTAAACTGGTTGTCGTATACACTTCTCGGCTGTGCGTAGTTGTTGATATCGCTAAATCCAGGTCCTTTTAGCGTTGTTCCGTCCCACCCGCGCGACGTGTAAAACAAATCACCTCGAAACTCGCCGATGTCTTGCTCAATTGGAAGCGCAACACCATGTGGAGCAATGATGTTTGATTTGTTATTTGCACCTGTCACGTTTGGCACCATGTAATCTGGTGGAGTAACAAGATTAAACTTGCCGCTCAATATCAAGTGTCGGTCAAGGTAATCCATGGACGAGTCAAGCGTTGCAGTCGCGCCTATTGGAATCACCAGCTCAATCCATTTTTCATTGCCGCCAGTGGGCCACGAGGTAGGCGTGGTGCGATTGCTAAAGCTGCCGGTGCCGAAGTCCGCTTCGACGCCATGCGATGCCCGTGCGTCTCTGTTCCTCATTAGCTGCGCTCCTTCAGCTGCGTCGAGCCGATAATCTCAAGATACCCGTAGCCCGCTTCCTTCTCGGCATACATAATCCCGCTGCCATTGATGAAGATGCCAAGTGAGGGACTAAGCGCCCATCGTCCACCGAGGCGGCTGTAAATCACGCGCGTCCCTCGGTCGCGGGCAAACTGGAAGTCGCCAGATTCACCGGGCCGGATGTCGCGGAGTGGGTCAAAGAAGTAGTTGATCGTGATCTGACGGTCGCGCCAGTCCTTGCCCAGATCAATCTCAATCGGGGTTAGGCCGGTGGCGGGCTGGGCTAGCGCCACTTGGACGGGGCCACGGTCCCAGCTTACCAGGACGTTGCTTAGCCCAGTCGCAAGAGTGTTGCCTGTGCCGCTGCCGCGCTGGTCAAATAGTGATCTTTGGATTGCGTTTAGGACAAAAGCGGGAACCCGCTGCAGCGGGCCGAAGTTTACAAGTAGCGCCATGGCCCCAGAATCGCAGGACTGCGGCCATGGTGCAAGTAGGCAGGGGGCTAGTGCAACTCGGACATCTCGGCAAACTCTGAGACTTCGTATCCAGCCATTCGCATGACTAGGTATTCCTTGTCGTAGTCGGCCTGAATCGTTACGGGGCCGCATGCACCAAGAGGCGGTCCGGGGTCGTTTTCATAGAACTGGTAGTATTTGGCAGATGGAACAAGAGGGATTGTCTCGTCTGCGGTCACTACCATCGCAAACATGACCGGCCTAACCGATTGCGAGTCGCAGTTATTCTGCCCTCTTGGCTTCATGCGCACCGACCACGTTCCAATCAGCGTTTTAGATGAGCATGTGCCATATGGAAGACGAATTTTACGCACCATCAAAAACGGCTGTATGCAGTTTGCGTCGTAATAGTAGACACTGCCGAATAGCTCTTTCGGAAACAAATTCTTGGGAACGCAGCGCACTCTCCCGTCGATGGTCTGCATTGGCTCACACGCCGTATTGATCTTAGAATCCCACAGCCCCATCGGCGCATTGATAGCCACGCTTTCAGACACTGGGATGCGCGGCCTGATACGCGCCCCAGGTGGAATCGGAGCAAGCGCCAAGTCTGGCGCAGCGGTTGCCATGTCTACTGCGTGAGCGCCACCGTCAACGCCACCGTCGTCCGTCAGAGCCTGACTTAGAGCGCCCGTTCCGCCGCCACCGATGCACCCGGTAAATGGGAGCGCGCTGGATACCACAACAGATCCTAGAAACAACCACATCTGATAAAACCGTCGCATACTTCTCTCTCAATCCTCTAATACGTCTCTGTCGGTTAGACTCGCATCGTCATCGGTTAGAAACCCGGTTCCGAGCGTTCGGGCACAATGCCCCTGCACCGTGATAGGCTTCCACGCTGCAATGATTCTGTCGAGCACATCTATTTGCCCGATTGTTTTGATAAAGGCAACAGGCACACCGTAGGCGATCACAAACATCCCCGAGCGCGAGTAGCCTAGCAGATCGAGGCCGGCTGCCGTGTTTTGCGCTGGGGTCACGTTGCCGACACCGACCACCTTCTCTAACTCGTTTGCGATTTTCCACAGCCGCGCGTCAGGTCGCTTTTGGGTGTGGGATAGCAGTCGGCCTTGGCGCTGCTGCGTGGTTAGTGACTTGTCTGGCTGCAGTCGATACCAGCGCTCATGCGTAGATAGCAGGTCTTCTGGGGTCGAGGTCTGCGGCATGATGTTTTTGATCACGGCGCTGATGGCCATCGAGATTCCGGCAAACACCGTCCCGACAAAGCGGTTCTGCCGCTTAAACACGGAGTCGGTGTTTTCGGTGAAAGCGCCTCGACCATAGGCCCGGTCCACTTGGCCGGTCATCTCGTCGATGCGCTTCTGTTCTTCTGGCGTGGGGCTAGTTAGGGAGACTGGGAATCCGCTCATGCTGGGAATCTAGCACGGGGCGGGCTACCAGCGCTTGTACGTCTGCTTGGCTAGTTGTTATCTTTAACAAATTCGTCAGTACTAGGCAGACTATCAAGCCTGTACGACTTTGTTAGTCGCACCGGAAAGTACCCGCTGGTTTCGCATTTCTTATCAGAGAATCTACCAGACGAGTGGTTTTGTTTTTGAAACCCTTTGTAGACTTCAAATACACCGAGATCTAGATCTACCACATACGCATATTCACAAAACAATGAGTCATTTGCAAACTCAATACTTAGCCGAACGCCAGGTACGTCATTGTACATTACATGACCTAAAATACCTGCGGCAAGCCTCCGATCTAGTTGCGGGTTTTTCCTGTCAAATTCGTTCCCTACTTCCATTGATACATAGTCGTTTGCTGGGTCCGCTCCCGCGTCAATCCATAATTGTTTATACTCATCATTAGTGATTTCCTTTAGAGCGCCAACTTTCTTCTTGAAACGATCTAGATTGTTACTCGCAATAATTTTGCGCATCGTATCAATAACAATAGTTCCCTGTCCTTCTGGGTACCCATCAAATTGACCATACTGAGCAATCTTAAATTTTCCATCTAGAACTACGCACGTTAGGCTTCTCGTTCCCATTGGTATTCTCCTGCCTGTTAGTTGTAAACTACGAAAACTGTTTCAGCGCAGCCCGCAAGCCATCAAAGGTGTGGGTCTTGGCTAGGTCTGCACGCCTATCTAGCATCATCCGTCCCGTGCTCGGCCACCATTCCACAACCAGACTCAGCCGCTTGAACGCCCAGTGCTGGCCATCGTTTAGGACGCGCACGGTGTAGCCGTACTCTGCTGCGAGCTTCTGCACCATGGACTGACGGCGCACCCAGTCGCTTACGGGCTGACGGATGGTGTGCCATGGGCGGGGTTTGATGGTGGTCATTGAGCGTCATCCCTCAAGATCTATCGGCCACACCTTATGCTCGGATGCATCTGTAAGCATGTGCCCAACATGGTCAGTGCATGACTCTGTATAATCGTCATACGATGCACCGCTAGCTGCTAGACGCCACTCAGCAGGCTTTCCGCACGATTCTCCATGAAACTGTTTAGCCACTGATTCAGCCGTCTCAAACAACGCATCAGCCGTCTTGCATCGTCCTGGTTCATATCGTGTGCCGCATCCCAGGTGACACGAATTTAGGTGAGTCACAGCGGCCTCATTTGCAGCGCGCAGTTGATCGGATTCTTTAATGAAGCAGCATGTGGCTTTAGATGGTGTGGTCATGTTCATTGCTCCGTGCAAAGTGAAGCGCATCCCGGTGATGGGATGCGCGGGTGTTGCTACTTAGAAGATGAGAACTGCTTTGCGCAACGTCTGATGTCGGCAAGTGCAAGTTCGTCGGTGGCGTAGAATGATGGAATACGCCCCGTGCTTACTCCGTACAAAATAGCACCGGCGCGCGCGGGACCGTGCTTCCTTTCAAGGGCCTGACCGCTCTCTCCTGCGATCGTAATCGCCCACCCAGCGCGGCAGTGCGTGGTAGCGCAGGTGTGCCATTTCTTCATTTGTAGCGACCCGGCTCCACTGTCGATTACTTCTGCGATCTTCTTGTCCAGATTGGCAATTATTGGCGCATCAGGGTAGGCGTCCCGGTACTTTGCGCGACGCTTCGCATATCGCGCACGTTGACGATCTGTAAATGGACCATCAATGGCCGATTTCGTATGGTTCGCGCCGATGAGGTCCGCGCCGCTGAGGTCCGCGTCGCTGAGGTTCGCGCCGCTGAGGTTCGCGCAGCTGAGGTCCGCGTCGCTGAGGTCCGCGCCGCGGAGTTTCGCGCAGCTGAGGTCCGCGCAGCTGAGGTCCGCGTCGCTGAGGTCCGCGCCGATGAGGTTCGCGTCGCTGAGGTTCGCGCCGCGGAGTTTCGCGCAGC